AAACAGTGTTCTAGCTTCTTTTAGGTTATTCGCTATGATAACTTCCCGAAAGGTATGCCCGTCACGGCGGAATGTAACTAAGTAATCAAACATTGTTTGGCTTTTCAATATAAATGGTTAGCTATTGTTGGCGATAGTTGCCATACTCTACCACTACGCTAGGGCAGTGGTAGGGAATTGCGACTAGCGGTTAGTTTGTGTATTCACGAATAGCGTTAGGATAGCTATTGAGTAAAGTGTTTAACTCATTAGCGTTAGAACAATCCAAACTTTCGATAGTGATTGTTTTCTTGCCTACTGTATCTATCTTGTCTACTTTGTATGAACAATCAGAACTATTGTCTACAGTAAACCGTGTAATTCTTAGCGTCGTTGTCATTCTAGTTACCTTTATAGGTTGCAGGAAGTTAGTTGCCACACTCTACCACTACGCTAGGGCAGTGGTAGGGAATTGCGACTATCGTTACAATCCGATTGTGATTGTTTCGATAGATAATCTATCATATCTACTAGTATCTAGTAATTGATTCTTAACGTCAATAGCTTCCTGCTTTGAATCGTATATTGTCAGTTTTCCGCTATCCCAAACTTCACGCATAGTTTCATCCCGATAATGATAGCCAACAAAATATGATATTTTGCTATCAATTATTCGCATAATACAAAACATTCTAGTTACCTTTATAGGTTGCAGGAAGTTAGTTGCCACGCTTACCCTCTAATCATTAAAGGGTAGGCATAGGAACTAGCAACCGGCACAATCACACTTCGTTAGTGGTTCGCCACAATATAAACATCGTGCGGTTTCCGTGTCAACAGTAGTATCGGTGTTTTGTTCGATTGCATCCAGTGTATCTAAGTTAGGCATTTCGTTATTCCCGGTTTAGTGTTTCGTTTTCGACAAGAACACTATAAAGCAAACCAGATACCATTCGTGCCAACTATTTTGGAATAATCGTAAACCGTTGAATTGTAAGGGTTTACGTCAATTCGCTAAACGCGAGGGATTTTAGGAATTGATCGATTTTAGTACAAAGTTGCTCGATTATCAATCAGGCTGATCGATTTTAGTACAATAGTGGTCGAAAATCGATCAATCATAAAAACTTCGTTCGCGTAATACTATGAGCGATTCGGAAGGTAGTAAACGCTAGTAGTTCTATAGCGGTTTATTGAGAATGATTCTCATTAGCAATAGTCTTGTTGAGAATGATTCTCATTAGCAATAACAAAAGGATGAACCGATGCAATTAACAAAAGGATGAACCGAACCAACATATCATAAAATCGCGATATATCGATAAGATGATTAGTTTAGGTAAGTTCGGTTGAGTAGTTTGTTAGTAATTAGTGGGAAAACCATAGGAAAACTATACTTAGAGGAAGCTATACGTTAAAGATTGTAACATAGTTTTTTTTGTTCGATCGAACTATACGTGACTCATAACTAAGATAGTTTTTTGTTGTACGTAAAGAAGATCAAAGATAGTTTTTTGTTATAAGTAGCATATACAAAGCACGTTCGGAGCATAGACACATACAGTTTACTGAAAACTCCGTTTTTATTCAATCAACGTGCGTGTAGGCTGAATAGGGCAGGGAATCGATTGTGAGGGGCTAGAAGGGGTCGCCAAGAGGGTTTCTAGGAGTAGTTGAGTCGATAGCCATAGTCCCATAAACATGCGTTAGAATCGATTATACGAGCACTAGCCCATAGGAGGGGTAATGAGCGGTGATTGTATAAGCTGCTTATAAGAATAAGTTGTCTACCAATAAGAATAGCCCTAGCTAGATTATTACCTAGCTAGGGCAGCGTTCTTTTCTGGGGAAAGGGACACTATTTATTAGTGTTACCTATCATTCCAATCAATTGTAGGATCAAAGCTAACAATGCTTGCCAATTGATTGCCATTCCAGTCGATTCTTCAACAGCAAACAACATTTGAATGATTTGTAAACCGAGTTCAAAGATATGTTTCCAATCTTTTTCAGGCTTAACAAATTCAGTAATTAATTCCAATGCTAATGGAAGTAATACTTTCCAATCGATTGCTGCAATGAGTTGCTGTTCAGTCATAACTTGCATAATGTATCTTTCACGTGAAGGGTATTTAACAGAGTTTTTTGAAGCGAAATCCATATTGCCCATGTAGAATCCATCTACCCCTTTCCCAATCGTCGCTTCTCGATTATCCCTGATAACTAGAGTGATGACCCCTCAAACACTCTACCATCGACGATTAGTTGAGCAGGTTTAGATCCCATACCCAACACTTTCAAACCATCATCAGTTTGAACTAGACCTAACCCCATACGATTTCCTGGGGTAGGAGAGGTTGTAGTACTTGTTGTGCTTGTGGTGGTTGTTGGCGGCATTGGTGGATTGTTATTAATCAACTTCCAAATGTCAACAAATCCTAAACCATAACCAACATCAAAGCCTGGACTACCCAAGTCTTCAACTCCAGGTCGATACAATCCTTCCAATTCTTCCATTGTTTGTGGAAGTGGTAGACCAACCTTTAATCTCCATGAGAGATACAAAGCAAGCAAACCAGATTGATCTGGAGTCGCCATACTTGTACCACTCATCTTAACGTATTTACCATTCAATCCACATGATAATACGTTAACACCATAACCACTGTACTTTGCCATCTTACTTCGAGAAGAGAAGCTAGCTAGTTGCTTGTTATAGTCAACAGCTACAATTCCAAAAGTATAACGACTATTACCAGGGTGTCCATCACCTCGGGTTCCTTCATTGCCCATTGCTGCCATAACCATAACACCAGCATTAGCTGCATCACGGCAAGCATTCTCAATATCTTGACTGAATCCTCCACCCAGAGAAAGAGAGATGATGTGACAACCTTTATCAATCATCCATCGGATACCATTAGCGATACCAACAGATGATCCACTTCCATTATCACCTAATACTTTAGCATGATAAAGTTCACACTTTGGAGCAAGACCAATCATACCATTGTCATTACGTCTTGCACTAATATGACCACTACAATGTGATCCGTGTCCATGACGATCTTGCCATCCATAACGTGATCCAGTGAAGTCTTTAGCTTCAATTACTCCAGAAAGATCACTGTCTCGATGTGTAGGATCAATTCCTGTATCACCTACACCAACTTTGATCCCTTCTCCTCCTCCTGTAATTAAATGTAGTAATTCCCAATCTCCTCTTTGAGTTAGGAATCCATCAGGGTTTTCAGCTAAAGGGGTTGGAACGTATTCAACGTCATAGATAGGGTACAATCCATGACGTTCTTCACTGATCGGGGAAGCTAGGTCCATTGGGGTTTTCCTTAAAGGAGGATATAGAATGATACCCATCATATCTTCGATACAGTGGATATCTTAGAACATATAGAACAGGGAATCTTCGGATTGGGTTACGTTGTGCTACCCATTCTCTTACACGAATATCATTACAGATATATGTACGTGGTGAGTTGTCCAGCAAGTTTTTTGCTAATACACAAGGAGCACAACCTTCTGTGACAAATAAAACATTTACTGGTTCTGTCTTAGAAATCTCTACAACTTCCTTGAGATTTCCTGGGGTGAGTGATGGTAGTTCACACAATAGCAGCAGTAACAATAGTTTCATTTAGTCTCTCCTCATATCATCAAGAATAGCAATCACTCTCTGTGTTGCTTTGGTGTTTTCTTCAAAAGCTCTTGTGAGCAATGATTTACGTTGAACATCTTCTTGAATAAGATTAACTAGAGTAGTTTGTTGAAAGTTCTCTAGTTGTTCTATCTTCTGATTTGCAAGTGTTAATGAGTCATGCATATGATTGTTTGAATCAATGTAACTCTTTAACAAATTATCTGTTGCTTCCTTACTTGATTTGATTAAGTTGTAAACTAGCAGGATAGATACACCTGCTCCAAATCCTGAACCAGTGATTAGTGTTATCCAATCTCCTGATTCGAAGAGTGCTAGTAACATAAATCGCCTACGACTTTCTGTACGATAGGGGTAAACTGTTTGACATTTAGTACTTTAACATTTTCTTGCAGCTCCCAATTCGGTCCACAATCTCTTGAAAATTGAAAGGAACAATCTAAAGGCAATGGATTCTCTGCTACCACATTGTAATAGATAGACTCTACTAAGTATGGTGGTTTGTAAGTATCCAATACTCGTTGAAGTTTGTTCTTATTATAAACTACAGGATAGTGTGTACTGTAGTTTCTTGTTGGAAGGTTTTGTTCTAAGAGAAGTAATTGTGTTCTCTTATAAACTTCATTCCATAGTGGAGAGCCTGTTTCTGGGGAGAGACCATATCTAGGTATAGCTAACTCTTCCATTGTCATTGGTGATAATATGAAAGTGTCATCATACATCCATAGAAACGTATCTGTAACTTCTTTACAATCAATGATTCGTTGAAGCTTAATCAATGAATCATCTATTTTGCTTGTTGTTACAGGTGAATCTATTCTTACCCCAGAAAAGTATTCAGGTACGTCACCGCAAATAGCAAGATTATAAGCATTCAAATTTCTCTTTACAGAGTTAATTGAATATCTTAATCCGCTATAACGTTTTCTTCGATATACCCAAACACAAGAACATTCTTTCCACCAGAGCTTTCTTGGACAATGTGATTCTTTCTTTTCTACTCCAACTGAAATGAGACAATCTCTTTCAGGATGAAGTGCTTTCATATCATCACAAATCCCACCACAATTAGCATCACAGAAACTACAGACTGTGTTCCTTAATGTACTGTATGAGTCGTTGACTGTCATCATCGTACTCTGCGATAAGAGAAGAGATTGATTCTGTATATTGTGGCTTATACTTGAAGTAATCAGCCTCATCTATTCTCCCAGAAGAATGCATTGCTTGAGTTGATCCCCATCGATAAACATAATGTCTACCTTCTGGTCTCCCTACAGGTGCAGCTTTCTCAAGCTTAGCAATAAATTCTTGGTCGAATGTACCTCGTCTAGTATTCTCCCAACCTTGAACATAAGCTAAGAGTTCTGCACTAATAGCAAGTGTACCATGAAATCTACCAGCAGCTGATTCTCTCTGGGGAGGATTAGTGTATGCTGTTATAATCTCTGATGGTTTACTCCATTCAGCATAATCTAATACAGCAGCATGAGTACTTAAATAGTCTGGTAGATAAAGATCATCATCATCCCAAACTGCTGCTGCATCCCAATTTGTTACTGTTTTAAGTATTAGATTATACTTTGCACCCATTGAAGCACATCGAGTCTTTCTTGACATTATAATAATCCCTTCTGGTGCATTACAATTTTCAAGATTGCCAAGATCATCAAGAATAACTAATAGTTTATTTTTGTATGTTTGATTTACAAAACAAGCTACTGCATTATTCAGAAGTTGTGGTGTTCGACCATAAGTTGGCATTAAACAGACGATGTTCATTCTGGTTCCTTTGCATTATTAATTGCAAGACGAACCAAACCTGGATATGGGTCTGTCCAATTAACTTGGAATGCTAATCCTTTAGTTAGCGATTTCCAACCAATTGATAGTTTCTCTTTGAGAGTTAAATGGGAAGGGGAAGTTGCTTCTGCTACTGTTTTAGGTAACAGATTCCATCCCCATTCTTCTGCACTCTCTTCAAGCCAACCTACAATTGTATCAAAGTATTGTTCACAACCTTCAATACCCCAATCATCCATTTGAAGCATCCGACCATTACATTTACAACCTGCTGCTGGATTGATACCTACAGAAGAAAGAATCTTTTTCAATTCAGTACCTGGACCATATCCCTTTGGCCAAGGAAATACTTCTTTTTCTGGTCGAGAAGTTGGGTCTGATGCTAGAAGAGTTGCTCCATAGTTTTGTCTCCAATGATTAGCAACAAACCAATTTGGATTAGCTGCTAGAAACTCTTTCATTCCATACCATAAACCAGGAGCTTCAATTCCTTCTGCTTTTTCTCCAAATGTTTCTGATCCTCTAATCAGAATAAGAGCAAAGTTTGAAGCATGAGTATCTAATGTCTTTTTAACATACTCTCCAGTATTGATATGATCTAAAATAAGTAGATCACCTGGCTCCACGTTAAGATTATAAGCATAGTCTTTTACTTTATGAGTAGAGTAGTTTGTCATTACTCTACCGTTCTTATTATCTTGCTTCTTGTGAGCCTCGTGTGTTTCCTGGGTGAGAGTATTGTCTTGGTATTGATACACATTAAGCATTCTTGGATATCCTGCTGCAATAACAGGCTCCCAAGAACATCGCTTAACAATTGCTGATACTGTAGAAACGGATGCACATAGTGTTTTAACTAACTCTGCATACCCTTTCATATCTGGATCAGAATGTGCTACCTTAAAGTAAACACTATCCATTGCTCCCATTGAATCTGTTCTACGAGGTGGAGTTAGATCAATTGGGTAGTTTACAGGGTCTTGAAGCAATTGAACCCACTGTTCATTAGGAATTAATCCTCCTGCAACGAAGTGAGTATGAATACGATTTAATTGCTTGTTTGGATCTTTATGATGTTCACTCCAGAGAACATAGTTTCGTACCTTAGTAATGTGTGGATTTGCATAAGGTGCTCCACCTTCTCTACCAAAGCGATGATTCCATTTAAGGAATGGAAGGCATAATACTTGTCTTCCATCTTCTCGATAGCGAGTATGGATGTTTAATTCTTCTCCACCGAAACCTTTACATCGAGTATCGAAACCCATCCAGTGTTTCTTGACTGTAGCAAACAATCCCATTCCCATTCCAGGAATAGGAAATGGTTTACTATTATCATCTCTGCCTGCTTCAATATAACCCATCTTTTTGAGAGTAGTTTCATGACCCGCATACTTTACGTCTGTTTCGATAAACAGTTCTTCCATTGTAATTGCATCACGAAATGAACACATTCCATTTGGATTAGGTTTACGTGGTCTATTCTCGTCTGTAACTTCTTCTAGTTCAACACAGAAGTAAAGATCAAGAGAAGGCGAATACCAAGTATTGCTCCATGTTCCCCACATACCTCCACGAAATTGATCTGCAAATGCAGTATCTATCTTATGAAGATTATCGTAGAGTAGTGGACCATGAAGTAGTCCATTAAAGTCTGGATTCTCTTCAAACCAATTCAATAGTTTCTTATAACCATTGACCGGTAGAAGTACGTGACAATCAACAATTACAACAAAAGGAGCATCTGCTTGTTGCACTGCAACTTCTCTGGGAAGAGTAGTTGATGGTGTATCTGGCATTCGTAGATACTTAATGTTGCTTGTTCTACCTTCTGGATGCCCTCCCCAATTAACAAAGTCTCGAATTAGTTGAGGACAATCAGAATCAGCTGGTGAGTTGTCAACAATTACAATTTGAATGTCATCTGGATCGTCCCATTCATTATGCAAACAAGCACTTTGAACAGTTGCCCAGAGACCAGCAAAGTCATTGCAGACAGCCATACCAATAGTAAGTTTAGGGGTTTTCATTTTACTATAAGAAAAAGGGGTTTAAGGAGCAGCGGTAGTTGTTGTAGTTGTGCTCGTTGTAGTAGTAGTAGTAGTAGTAGTTCCTCCACAGCAACAGCCAGTATTTGTAGTGTCCCCTGGTGTTGTGCCTGGTGGTAAACAAGTTTCATCTTGACTACATAGACCACCTTCAATACAGTCACTAGATGTTAGTATCCATGCTGTCCCGTTCCATGCCCATGTACAACTATTTGGTGAACCTACACATGTAGACGTTCCTTCAGGACAACCAAATACACAAGTTGTTGTTGATGTTGTAGAAGTTGTCGTTGTAGTTGTACTAGTAGTTGTACCTGCACATGTGACTTTTAGTACTTGGCATGATTGTGTTGGATCATAGTTTGGTAGATAACATTCACATGTTTCTTCGGGACAACCAGCTCGATTAACTATTTCCCATTCTAAACCTTCTGTTGCTCCAATTAAACATTTAGTTGAACAAGTTCCATCAGTTGTGGTAGTTGTTGTAGAAGTAGTTGTTGGGCAACCACTGTAACAATGCTTGTATGGTCCAGTACATAAATTTGTAGTTGTACTTGTTGTGCTTGAAGTTGATTCTACTAACCAATCACAGGGCACTTCAAGTATTTCACCACATGTTGAACATGTTCCACTTGGTACTGAATGTCCACAAGACTTATCGATTACATTACAACCGATTGGTCCAATTGAACAAGCTCCACCGTAATATATCCACTTGTTTTCTGTCCCACAAATGTAAGTTACTGTACCAGTACAAGTACCACAAGGGGGAGTTATTTCTGGGTAAGGATCGCATACACATGTACCTAGTTTAGCGATACATAGAGTATCATTCTTGTAGACACAGTAACAACCGTCTCCACAAGGATCACCAGATGTACCTAGAATAACATTACAATCTCCTACTGGTTCAGGAGCACTTCCACAATCTCCAGTTGTTGTAGAAGTTGTACTAGTAGTTGTGGTTGTTTCAGGGCAAGTGAATCCTAGATAGTCCTTTGAGCTACATTGTGTGATTACACATTGTCCTGCTTCTGTTGGACAGAATGTAGGTGGAACACAATTGCATTCAATACCACTTGTAGTTGTAGATGTACTTGTAGTACGATTACAATTTTGATTGATCGCAGTAGTAGTTGAAGTGCTACTTGTTGTTGTTGAGCTTGTTGTTGTAGAAGTAGTGCTACAGTTGTTTTCTGTTAAAGCCCAAGATACTCCACTAGAAGAAGTGTATTTACATGTACCAGAACATTCAGAGATTACTTCTGAGCCAGGCACATCTTCTTCTGGGGTAGGTTCTTCTGTTGCACCATAGAAGTTACCGATATTGATTAGTGAGTACTCTGCTCCTACTTGTAGAAGTTGTCCTCTACCAGAATCTGATGATACTAGAGATATTCCTTGTTCATCATCTAGTGTTACGTATTTATGATTTGGATCAAGAATTGTAACCTTTGCCCAAGTGATACCACTATAAACACATCTTTGAGTAGGAATGTTACCTGTCATTGTAGCTTGAGCAATAATCCAATTGTATGGAGTTAATGCTTCAAGTGCAACAAATTGAGTACGACTTACTCTTGTTCCATATTCATCTGTTCTACCTACGACACCAACAGGACAAAACCTTTCAACAGTTGTACATTTATCTGTAGGTAAAAATGTAGCTAAGTCTTCATTATGGTTACGAAGTTCCCTCTTTCCTTGAGGAGGAGAATTCTTATTCTGTTGTAATGTTTTATTGAACCAATTTGCCGTCATATGAGGCAGAATTGATTCACCTGTTGCTACTTGTCTTGGCATAATTATGGAGTGTTTGAGCCAGGAAAACCTAGTATGCTAAAATCTTTCTCATCATAGACTCTATGAAGAAATCGAAATGATGGCTTCTGTAGCATTGTTGCGGCAGTTTCATCAAGTTCTTCAATGTATCGATAGTCAATCAACCAGTGACCTTCAACATCAGGATCTTCTGTGTCACTAAAATTCTCATCACTAAGTGTTCTATTCTTAATGATAGATAAATCAAATGTGATTGGAATAACTTCACCAACTATAGCTTGACCTGACATACCAAGCAGCTTAGCTTCTCCTGGGAGAAATTGTGTTAATATCTTGTTGGAGTTGACTGGACAATCTGGAGTAAACATTGCTGCTACGCTATTGATCCAACTTAATGTTACTTTAGCTGGATAGTAGTATGCTGTGATTTGAAGTTGTAAACCTCCTGAATCAACATCTGCACCTTCAACATTATCCTTAGATACACCAATAGCAGTTTTTGTATCAGGTACTCCACGAAATATACCGTTGGCAGTATCTGCTCCAATGAACTCTTTACTTTCAGTTATGTGTCGAGAACTATTACCTACTTGAAAACCAATGCGGATGAAAGGTAGAGTCATGTCATCAGTGTCAGGAGGAGTTTCACTCTGTGCACCTTGACCTTCATTGTAACTGAACTTATAATTAAATTCAGCTCTCCACCAATCACCTACATTGGTTTTCTGTGATACCTTTACATTCTCTAATACCATGAATAATCCATTACCATTTGAATCTGGTAAGAATCGATACATTGGAATTATTGAATATGCAGTTTCAAGAGCAAGCACATCATCTGTTGCACCTAAGAACGTAGCTAATCCAGAACTAAAATCTGGGTCTTCTAATTCATCTGGTTCAAGTTCTTTTGTTGGAAGTTGAAACTCAATAACAAAAGATTGACTTGTGCTTTCTTGATCAGCAGATATCTCTCGACTTTCAGTCAGGATTTCTACGAATGGTATAGTCATCTGTTAATCCGTATTTAGTTTTGAGATAATCTACTACTGCAAGACGATTCACTACGACACTAATAATTTGCTGAGTAGAAGCATTGATTACTACTTGAAGTGGTTTGATTGGTTGAAACAAATCTTCATGGTCTTTAATTTCCACAGCAATCCTCTTACGTTTTGATACGCTTGAAGATGTAAGGAATGTAAGTAGCTTAGCTACCCTTATCGTTCTTTCTTCTGCTGTTTCATTCATAATTAACCAAACACAAAAGGTTGTTTCGAATCATTAAGCTTTGCAAGATGACCTTCTATATCTTCTTCGACTGTTAATGTCTTCTCAGCAAGTTTCTCCATTTTATTATTCTTAGCAATACGAAGTGTATTACGTGAATCTTCAACTGAAGTAACTAAAGCTTTATCGATCATTAAACCAAGACGATCAATCTCATCTTTTTTACCAGCTAAAGCAGCTTCTTGTGACTTCTTAAGTTCTTCTGCTGCAATATCCATAACTGGATAATCCTGTAATGGATTTGTTACACCACCACCAAACTCATTTGCTGCATCAAGAGCTGCCTTATATGCTGCATCTCTTGCTACTTGCTCATTTTGAGTAATTGCAGGTGTTGTATTCATTCCATATAATTCATTCATTGCTTTTTCTGCTGCTGAATTAATTACATTTGCACCTTCTTCCATGTTGTATGCAATTGAACCAAATGCTGGACCAAGTTTAGCAAGCTCTGCTTCTATGTTGAGTATTTCAGCTGCATAAGCATCAAACAATGCTTGGTTCTCTGGACTTCTAAATTCACTAATTGTTGGAGCAGCTCCATAAGATGTTGATGGAGTTACTACCATTTCTTTAGGAAGTTCTAACATTTCTCGTTTGAGAGTGTCAATTTCATCCAATAGCTCTATTCGTTTACCATAGTTAGCATCTGCTTTATTCAATCCTTGTTGAGCTGACTTGCCTGCTTCTCCTGGGAGAATTGATAGTGCTTGTAGTAGTGCTAATACTGCTTGTTTAAGTAGATCAAGAACACTGAATATTCCAGCAATCATCTTGTTGATGAACAGACCTACTTCTTTAACCACAGCAATGATTACACCAAAGATTTGTTGTAATCCTTCTGGTGAGAATACATCACCTAGTATCTGACCAATTCCTCCAGAACCACCAGCAAATAGATTACCAGCATTCTTGAAGATTGTACCAATGTTAGTTCCTACAATTTCAATCAACACATTCAATACATTGGATAAACCAATCCATAGATTATGAATCATATCAATTGCAGGTTGCATTGATGCAGTAAAGTTTTGCCAAGCAAGAGTTAATCCACCTCGAATAATGTTTGCTATTCCAGTGAATGCTCCTTTTAATCGAGCTACTCCTTGTTCTCCATTACCAGACATAATGTCATCGATACCTTGTCGAACATATCCAAAGACTGTTCCAAGGTTCCCGAATGTACGTCCAAGATTACTAAAGAACCCAGATACTGCACTTCCTAGCCTTTCAAGTCCTGTGTTGATTAAAGGTATCTTATCGCCAAACAGAATCAATACTTCGAAGATTGTTAGAATACCACTCAAACTAAATACTGTTCTACGAATTGTGTTCAATACAGTGAAGATTAATTTGAATGCTGTTCCAATCCCTTTAACTACTGAAACAATCTTACCTAACCAATTAACTCCTTTAATAAATTCCCAAAGACCTGTACCTGCTCTAGCTACTGAGGAACCAATACCTAGCATCCCTCTTTCGATTAAGCCCATTCTTTTCGGACCATCATCCAGTAAGTTATCTAAGAAGTCAAAAGTACCATCCCCATGATCTATAATAGTAGTTACTGGAAATTTGAATAGGTCTTTGATTCTAGGTATTACAGATTTAATACTATCTAAAATCTTTGGTCCTGTATTAGGTGTTGTTGTTGCATTTGTAATTGCTGCTTGTCGAGCTGCAAATGCACCTTTACCACCAATAGGAGGTTTAGGGACCGGGGCGAATCCTGGAGTAAGATTTACTCGCTTTTGCATTACATATAAATCTTTTGCACGTTCATCTAAGATATCTCTCATTCCTAATAAGTCATTCAAATTATTAGGTAGTTCTGGTGCAGAAGTTAAGTTTAGTAATGGTTGAATATCTACTCTTCGAGCTGCTTGTTCGATAACATCATTGAAAGCAAATGTTAATTGATTATCAGGACGAATATTCATTGAACGAAGTGCTTCTGCTACACGACCTTCAATTGTTCTTACCGCTGATGGAGACACGTCCATTGTTGTGAACAAATCTTCCAACATAAATCGCATCGGATAACCCCGATACAATTTAAGACGACTCATTTCAATACCACGATCAATTGCTGCTGTTATAAAGTTTTCACTTATAAATTTACCAGCACCATTTTTCAATCGTGGAAGTTGCTTGAATAGATCAGATGCTTCTTTATCACCAAAATCTAATTCAAATTGTAATGGAAGTGAAAGTTGATTATCTCGTGTTGCATTTGAACCTGCTGCTCTCATTCTGAAAGCAGAGTTCATCATCGGTAATGAGAAGTTCGCTGGTGCAAACTTAGAAGCTGGATTACCTAATAAGCTTGAACCTGCACCTGTCGCTAACGCTCCTGTTCTGGGGAGGGTTGCTGATGTAGCTATATTAGCTGTAGTTGCTACTGCTGTTAATTGTCGATATGTTGCAATTAATCGAGATAGTGAACTATTCAATACATTAACAACAGAATTGACTCCATTGATGAAACTGTATTGTCGAGTCCACATTGAAGCATTCATTGCTTTCTGTAGATTTGCATAAGCAGTTGCTGCTTTCTTTGCATTACTAGCAGTGATGTTACCTCTCAATGCTTTTTGTGCAGCATTGTATTTTAATTGAGCAGCAGTAACAGCATTAAGTTGTTTACTCATTCCTGCAATAGGAAACTTGAAAGCATTACCTACTGATGATAATTGCTTAATGTTCAATCCAACAATGTTTGCTAACCCTTTGAATAATAAAGCATTCAAAGAGATTAATGGACCAAGTAGAATAACTAACTTGGCTGCAATTGTTGAGAGTGTAAGTAAACCTAAACCACCTACTAATGCTGCTGGTCCAAGAAGAAGCAATCCTTGTGAAATCTTTGGAAACTTAACTGATAATTCATTCAGTGAATTAAGAACTCCTGTTGATTTTGTGAGAAAGTCACTTAGTGGACCTTCTGATGTGCTACCAATTGAAATCTCAAAGTCTTGGAAAGCACTAATAGTTCTTCTTAAAGAACCACCAAGACGACTATCCATCATCGTAGATGCTTTACGTGCTTCATCTGAACTCTCTTGTAGTGCTTTAGTAATCTTCTTGAGATTAACTAGACCAGCAAGAAACTCTCCAGAGATACCTCTAGCACCACGAATGTTTGCAATTTCTCTTAACGCATTTACCTTCTCAGGATTTGTCATGCCGGCTAGAGCTTTCTCCATCTTTTCCAATGCTTGGATAGGATGAACAAAGTCCATATCAGTAAGTGTAACACCTAGAATTTCATTTAGCTTATCAGCTTCTGAACTAAGATTCTGAAATGCTGTTTGAAGAGAAGTACCAGCCATTGTACCTCTTGTACTAACATTTGATAAGTTAGTAATAAGAGCTAATGTTTCTTCAAACGAAGTACCAAAGGTAGCAAACGTACCTTGTGAGTATTTTAGTGATTCGTTAAGGTCAACAATATCGAGTGTACCTAAACGAATAGCAGTAGCAAACTTCGATGCATATTCTGCTGCTTGTGATGAGTCTGCACCAAAAGCACGTAATGCACCAGTAAGAATTGCTGTTGTTGTTTCGAGTTCGACTTGAGCAGCACGTGCTAAATCGAGAGAAGGAAGGAGTGCATCCATTACTTCCTTGGCAGAGAAACCTGCTTCTGCCAGAATGGTTGCACCCCTTGCTACTTCCTGGGGTGAGAATGATGTAGTTCTACCTAGCTTCCGTACATAATTCTCTACCTCTTGCAACATCTCTTTTGATGCTTCGGGAAGTTTAGTACGTAGAAATAGAACTTGATCTTGAAAGTCTGCAAATGCTTTGACTGGAAATATCGATCCGGCAGTTCCAAACAAACCACCACGAAATAAATCTCCACCAACTTCACTTACAGCAGATTGAAATACACGAAACTTAGTTCTTAGATCACGAAGTGCCTTATCTGTCATGTCTTGGATATCGACAATGACTACAGCACGTCCTGCTAGTATGTCAGCTCTCATAGTTGTGCAAACCTTGCATTAATCTTAGCTTCAATCTGTTTCTTTCTTGCTTCCAATTCATCTTTTGTTGGTGCCAACTTTGGTAACAACTCTGATGATTGTGCAGCACAAGCTCTATCAATCTGAGTTTCAATTCTTCTCTCAGATTGGATAGTTATCATTTCACCAATGGTATAGTTATCGGGATTTATTCCGATTCTTCCGACGAGACCGAGGACGAAGAATTCGAAATCAGACTTTTTGGGTCCTTCAGTCTTTTCTCCAGTTCTTTCCGGACTGTCCTCAGTGCGGGTTGAACTGTGGGGCTGGAAAACCCCACGACCATATCAAAGAAAGCATTTTTGAATTGCTCAAGTCCTCCCTCTGTACGATCAAGAGTTTCAAGAGCTTGTTCCCAAGTAATACTTTCACCACGTTCTTCTCGAACATAGAAGTAAAGAACTTTTAACATTAATACATCATTGTATAAAATGTTTGTAAGTCCTGCTGCATTGTTATCAAGAAGATTTAGAACTTCAAGTCCTAAGTCTGATAACTTTGTATTGACAAGTAACCATCCCAATTCCATTGGAACATACTCATCACCGTATTTGAATTTGCTTTTAATCATAGGGGTTTTCTTTATGAAAATAAAAGATGCCCCATATTTCTACAGGGCATCTTTTCTGGGGGAAGTTGACTATACTAGATTACGATCTTCTAGTTCTTTCTTCTTACTTTGTGGTAGAAGATTTTTATCAGGTGCTTCATTGAACTTAGTACCTTCAATTTCCTCTGATCCGTTACGAGCTTCTGTCAATGCATTGATCAGTTGACGGCGATCATAACCACCTAGATTACGAGTATTGATCTTATGTTCAGCTTTAAGCTGTGATCGATGACTCTGATTTTGATGCTTAATTTCACTAGCACTAACTGGATACAAGCAAAGTTCGTCAGCTTTCTCTTCTCCAATGAGTTCAGCAACTTGGTCAATTCTTACATTGACAGTTTTAGCTGCTGTTCTTCGGAGAATAGTTTCAAGCTTACTCATACTCATGATTCAAGATCCTCTACAATTGTGGGGTCATAATCAGCAACAGTATCAGCAACGTCAATTCGTACTTCACGAGCTGATACATCAGAACAAGCTGCTGGTCGAAGGCTAAAGTTTTGATTTTGTGAACCTTGAGCCGGAGCATTAAATGTTCGGTCAAAGTTACGCATCTTACCACGCCATCCAACAGCACCAACTACGTTAATTGGTTGAGTTAGAAACATTACGTCATATGCTTCACCACGTGCTCGCATTGAGTAAAGTACTTGCCAACCTTGGTAGAGTGGGTCCATTACTTGAGTACCAACGATATTAATATCAATATCGCCTTGAGTGTACTCCTTAGCTTTACGATTACGATTACGAGTTGGTAACTCATTTTCGTCTTCGGTTTCATTACAGGTCAAGTCACCGGTAACACCGATGTGTTCAACCCATACTTCCGTGTCATCATCGCCTGTATTGTAATACAAGCAAGCGTCGATCCCTCTTAGATCGCAGTTCTCAGGTGCTGCTGTTGCAGGCATATCATCCCCTTAACATATATCGAAATTGTGAATTAAGTTTACCTTTTCTTTTGAGTGTTTTAACTGCTCTATACATGAAAGATCGTTCAGGATATCTCTTGATAATCCATCTACCATTTCTCACTTCAATTGCAGTACCACCCTTTTCATGAACATGCGGTACAGGCTTATTCAATTTACTTCTACGTCTAAACTTTCGAGGACCAATATAAGCCCTTCGATCATTCTCAACAAAGAAAGCAATCTCTTTCAAACCTGGACGATTATGAACAGAAGGAGGAGAACCTGGCGGAGAGGCTTTCCTTCTTACTCTCATTGAATCCCTTGCCTCTTTGCGGATGAGACCTGCTGTCTGATAGAGGCTCGTAGACTTGCCCTTCCTGACCCTTCTTCTGAAACGGTCAACAAAGATTGTAAATCTGGTCCTGAACCGCATTGTTGAGCCTCATAACTGACTTGAGTGATAGCAACATAGTTCCTTCGACCCAGCTCAAGTTCTTCTGGGGGAATCTCTTCCATTGCTGCTAGTGTCATACCTTCGATTCCTTCTTTAATAATCAATTGAGATATCTTCTCTCTTGTGTTGATTATATCTTTCGACTCAGACCATGGAGCAACATCATCATTCTCAGCAAGTTCAACAAAACTCTTACCTATCATGATAGATATGTTTTTGCTGACTCCATGACTAAGAATTCGTCTGCGTCCTAGTTTCTCATCAAAAGTATAAGAATTGTTATCAGGTACAACTAAAACTTGAAGATCTTCCTTCTGTAGACAAGTTTCGTAATCCAATGTCTCTATTGCTGTAAAATCGGTTGTAGAAATTAGTGACTTATTGTCATTGATAATTACTACAAGTCGTTCAACTATTTCACTTAGGAGCATAGCAGTTTCGTTGGAAATACGGTGTCAAGTCGGTTAGGATCATTCATATAAACTGGTGTACCCTTTTCGGTAATCAATTCATATGTGTCTCCATTAGATCGTACAAATTTCATACCACGTTGCAAATGGATTCCATCTAAAAGAGTTGTCTTTACAATGAACAAAGTCTTATCAGATTTAACTTTTATACCATTTGCAGATATTTCAGTTCCAGGCTCAATTACTGAGGCTGCTACAGGCTTGGTTCCAGTACGATGAACTATTGTCACGTCTTCTGACACATAAGTTTCTCGTTGATTCTGGAACCAGGCTAGACCCCAAGTAATCATGTTCATGGTTATGCAAACGTACCTTTACCTGTGTTGGCTCCATGAATACTAATCACACGAATATGAGTAGAATCCTCGGTTCCACAGATAGGTCGATCGTCTGCCCCAAGATCATAAACTTGACCCTTGACATATTCGAAGGTAGCACAACCTACAGTGAAACCATTCGTTACGTCACCTGTTAATTGAACAGTGTTTGATGATGGTTCCCAAAATAGGAGTTGTCCTTCTTGAACATCTGCTGATAGATCACATGGCAGAAGAACAGTATATCGTTTGACCAAGTAACCAACTTCGCCTGGACGAATTGGGCTTTGACAGATATATGTCTTATAGCCTGCACCTTCTGGGAGAAGTACTGGCTCTCCCATCTGATACATGACCCCACTATCAGGTGGATTGTAAAATGGTCGTAGGTCATCATCAGTAAGATACTGACCTAGAGCATCGTAATTAGCACTAAACATTTGTGCTTGTGATGGATTGCTGATAGTCATTGCTTAATTTTCCTTAGCTTTCGATGGAGCCAACTTCGTCGGTAAAGCTCCAAGCAACACCTTGAAGCATATCATTTTCAACAGGACGGTAATCAAGATTTACGTCCCAATAACCTCGCATACCCCAACCAAGTTCATCGGCTGGAAGATCAACGATTTCAGTTGTTGGCTTTTCTTGACCATTCAACAGAGTCATTGCATAAGGTGCATAGGTGTCACTTTCAGGAACAAGACCCCAAGACTTACTCTTAGCATTTGCGTTGTAAGTGGTATTGTCCAATTGATCGAACATAACTGGAGTAAACTTACCCTTCCAGTAATTCAATCGACCACCATACCCATCAGTACGGCTGATGAATACTTCTTGATTCAATACTTCCCAAACATCACGTTCAATGTCGGAAGTGTAAACCAACTTATAACGAGTGCTACGTCGAGCATTAACAGTCTTGTCACCTTTGGTAACATTACGACGCTTAACTACATTGTGCAGAATCTCAAGGTTCTCTGCATTGAATGGTAGGTTAAACACCGATTGATCAGCACCACTATTGGTTTGAACACTAGCAGCAACACCATTGTGAATCAAGTTCACCAATTGATAATCTGGGAACATAAATGCTCCTTCCTTCATCAATCGAAGAGTTTCTTCAATCCAACCAATGTTATCATTGATAATATCTTCTCGCTTCAAAGTGAGAATTTGACCAATGGTTCCAAGTTCAGTGGTGTACTTGTCTTCCTTACCAAAGGTAGCATGTTCCAGCTTACCTTCTTTGTTTAGACCAGTCCACATGTTTCCACCCTTTGGACGAATATGTCCAACAGGATTGAAGTTGGAGTTACTCAACTTCTTACAAATGGTTGGTGCAAATGGAGGATCAAGCAACCATGCTTCTTCCATAACCCACTTACCAATTTGGTGCATCAGGTTAGGATAATCAACAGAAGACCATGCATTCTGGAAGTGAACTCGCTTCAAGAACTTGGTCATGTTTTCAACGTCGCTGTGACCATTGAATCGACCACCAGCATTGTTGGCTGTCAACATCAAGCTTTCACGAAGGCTCATTCGTGGTTTGTTATGTGCAACTTGAACAATTTGACTTCCAAGTTTCTTCTCAAGGAATTCAGGTGTAACACCACAGCTCAAAGCAAAGTGTGCTAGGAAGCTATTATCAACTTTGTTATCAGGAGTGAATACACCTGGAATACCTGGATAGCTGTTTTCAAGTTTATCAAGTTTGATTTCACGAGTAATACGATCATCATCCCAACCTTCGTTGGCAGCATTCATCAGAATCGATTCTTTGGCATCACTGTACTTCTTACGAAGTTCAACAAACTTACCAAACTTGTCTGGACTACCATTATGCTCAGTTACAGCAGGAACGGTAATTGGAGGAGCAGTTGGAGGTACTACTGGAGGAGTAGTATCCTTATTTTCAACTACTGGTGGAGTTACTACTGGTGGAGTAACTGGAGGAGTAGTTTCCTTGTTCTCCGTCTTTTCTGGGGGAGTGGTTACAGTCGTACCACCCTTGTTATTCCGAATCTTCATTAACATATCCTTAGAGAGTTTTGTGATTGTAGTATTACTATCACGTCCAAAAAGAGTGGCAGACATTTCGTACATTGTTGAATCGTGAATAACGATTACAGGAGCATTAAAGGTTCTGCCGTTAACCTGAACTGCACCTTCTTCATGATAGACAGCAGATTCAACATTGATTTCAAGACCCATACTAGCTTGGTATGGCATCTTATTCTTTGTGATAGCTTCTGCTACGTCCTTACTTTCCTGGGATGGAAAGGAGTGTACTGCTAGTGTAGTTACTTTATGATTCTTATTTGATGCACTCTCAATATGACCAAGTGGTTTACTTGAGTTGTGTTCAAGAAGGTAAGGTATCTCTTTCTTTGCTAACTGAATACCATCAACCTTATAAACTACTGGAGCATCAACTCCGTAGTCACTAAGATCAACTGAATCTCCAGTGTAACCTAAAATGTTTACTCTAGTTAGTCCATCTTCTTTTGTCTCCGCATTTTCGATCTTTGCATCTTGTTGAATACAAAAACTATTCAACGGGTTGCTGTTCTGTACCATTTGTCATTACCTTAAACGCATTTGTTGACCTTGCTACGAGAAGGTGATCCATAAGTTCTTGCAAAGTCAAACCAAAAGCTTCGGCATCTCTTGCAAGTTCACGACGAACATTCATACCACGACTGGTGTAAATTCTATTCAAAGTTGTTGCTCCAGAAATCAAATCTGTCATTCGAGCATTAGCTCTCTTTGCTGGATCAGGGTGACTATGAATATCAGTGAAACCATTAAGGTGTGGAAATGTTTGTGGAAACTTCTGTTGTATTCTCGATCGATTAGTGAGTAATCCTTCTTTAAGAACCGCTTGAGACCACCAACGTCTAAAGGATCGACGAAATACAGGTTCAAGATCGAATCTATCAATTTCAACTTTGTTTGCCCAAGGTTGAGTATCTACTTGTGATGAAGCCATATTACTATTACTGCTGTCACCTAAGGCAATGTTATTAGGCATATCAACAGTAAGAGCACATGCTCCAGCAAACATTCGAATCAATTTATCTCGATCAGAACTACTCATACCAGCAGGAAAACCAACCATTTTGGTTCCAACTGGTAATGTCTTTACTGATCGAGGTTCATATGTAAATGATCCATAAGGAGGTGGTCCACCAGACTTTACAGGATAAACTGTTGGATCAACTTCAAGTGCAAGCGGGAAACTGGCTTTGAATTCTTCACCTTCAATTGTTGCTTGCAAAAATCTTCGAATGTAGGGGTAGAAAGTAAATGCTGCATAGCATTCTGGGATAGGACGTATCCTACCATTTTGATACCCTCTACACCAATAAATGAGTTCATCAATTGTGTACTCCTTTACATCATTTACTGATGGTAGAACATGAAGATCTTTAATGTCTGCATCAATCAAATAGAATCTTTCTGGTTCCCAATCTTCATCATATTGAATACCATCAATGATTCTATCTTCTGGTCTTGTATTTGGAGGAGTTCTTAAACTATCAGCTCCAAAACATTTGTAAGAAAGTTTGATTGCATGTTCTGTTTGTTTATTTTTATAAGGAATAAGAATACCAATTCCAGTTAATGCTGCTTCTCGACGTAATTGTCGATAAGATCGAGCTACTGAATTGTCTCTTATCCAATCAGAATAAACATCTTCTACATTATCATTGAAATCATTATTGTCTGAAAATCCAATGATTGAAGGACTTGGTCCAATTGTATAATCAGCAAGTTTGTTTAGAACAGATGAGTAATAAGGATTACGATCTGCTTCTGCTCTACTGAACTTAATGTACTCATGACGAAGAAAAGGACTTACATCAAGGGCAGCTCGGAGATTCTCTGGAGGTAGTATGTCATATCCATACTCTCTACCCCAATCTCTAGCATAAGTAAAGTTCTGAATCTTACTTGCTAACCAACGTAATGGATTTCTCATGGAGTTCTCCTATCATATCGACCTACACAAACTCCACCTTCACAGAAAGTTGGACTTGTAGCTATTGCTCTTTCATCAGCTTTCATGATTTCACTAGGAGCAAATTGTTCAATTTCCATCTCTTTAGTTTTAACTCTCTTAGGACCATATGTAGAGAATGTTAAACCTTCTGTTGATGCAGCAACTGGACAAGCATCTGGTTTGTTTTGAGTCATTATGTAAGTTCCTGCTGTTGCAGCAAACTTAACATAACCAGAATCAATTGTAATATCTGGTGCTTCACTTTCCATTACAACACGAACACTGTAGATACCGAAGATGAGTTCTTCTTCGATTTCAACTTCATAAGTTCGTGGTACAATTTCAGTTAAAGCATAACCACCTTCATCTCCTTCTAATCCGCTTTCTTCTGGATTTAGAAATACTTTAAGAGTTAGTTCAGGTGGTGCTTCAATTCTCAATGTTCTTGTCATTTACGTATCCATTCAGCGAGGTAACGAATACCTGTAAACACTGTGTTGAAGGAATTGTTGAGTGTGTTTAACAATCCTTCTTCTCTCTCAATTTCTTCAACTAATCCTTCACCAACAGCAGCAGAAACAGCATCGCTAATCTCTTCAATATTCTCTGGGGAGAGTTCTACTGTGATGTTGCTGATTGCTGTTTCAAGCGTTGATGTCGATGATGTAACATCAGTTGTTAATGCTAATCCAAGTCGAATAGCATCAACAGATTCTGTAGACAGTACAGTTGGGTTAACTGTAATTGTCGGGTTAAAATCGATCGTAGGTGACACATCTTCTGGTTGGGCTGCTGTTTTGGCTGCATCATAAGCACTTGTAAGAGTTACTTCAAAACTGAATGCTGATAGTGTGCGTTCTGTGACAGCCCATACTGCATCAAAAGCACCATCGGCAAAAGCTGCTGCATTTAACCAATTAGCTGGTGCGTTGGTACCTAATGTAGTCAATGCGTTTTCTGTACCACGCTCTAGTGCAATAACAGTGAAAGGCCAAGAGAATTCATAAGTTTGTTGTGCTGTTGTTGTGCCGGTAACTTGTGCAGATTCTCTTATTGTGTATTGATCACCTTCTACCTCTGCGGCTGGATTGTATTCACAATCATAAATACCAGTTGTAGCTGATCGTTTAGTGATTGTTACAGAGTCACCTGTAGATGATCCATTTTTTCGTACCGTAATTGTCGGTGTTGCATCTGCATCTTTAAGCAGCATTGTATCTGGGTTATATGTATTTAATACCCAACGTAATGTACCGCCAATATGTAATTGTGTTGGTCTCATCCTATTACCTGTTGTATAAATGGAAGGATTGGACGAGAAGAAGCACCTCCACCAGGAGTGTACCCTGTCTTACAAAGTTCAATTACTACACCACGTGATACACCACTTGTCACTGTTGTTTGTGATGATGCTGACCAATTATAATCAGCATTTGTATCATGTATTGCAATCGCTGTCGTACTTGCACCTGTAAGGTATTCACGATTAGTCATACCTGTTGGTGGTGTATTAATATCAGCGTTATGTTCACGATGGCCAATCATTGCAACGTGCCAAGTATTGCCGCTGTTTCGCTCTTGGTTGTTGCTGGTGCTGTAATCGAGCCAGGTGATAGTTGTGGTTGCGCCAGTTATTGAGACATAACCGCCTGGTGCGATTACCTCATCCGAAGACCTCCAAACACCACATGCCACCATTTCGGCATTGGTCCACGTTCCGCTTGTGATGCTCGACGAACTTGCAACACACCAGCCAACAATAAATGCGTTGTTTGATCCAAATGCAGAAGTTAGAAATTTCCATCCACTTGGTAATGTTGGGACCGTGTTGTTTGCACGTCTATAAGCAAAAAAGAGAAGCAAATCACCTGCCTGATGAGTTGGCATTGTAAGTGAAGTTGCTTCTGCTGAAGTTGCATCGACAAAGCTAATTGTCATTACTGCTCCAATTCATCAGCAATTGCTCGTAATTCTATAATTGCAAGAGCTTGCTCTGATGTACCAATTTGATTAAATGTGGCATTTAGACGTTCACGAATTGATTGCTTGGTTAGTTCAGCTTTAATTTGCTCAAGAGTTGGTTCTGTTTCATAACCTTCGATTTCCCAATTGAAACGAGTTGTTCCACCCAGAATTTTAACTTTATCTCGAACTTCATTCGACCATTTACCAACAAAAGCCAATTGATCAATGACTGATTGACGATCAATCCCACTTAATGAGATACCACCAGCAAGCATTGCAGATAAAGCATCTTGAAGATCAAGACCTTGCACCTTCTCAATTGGATTGTTACTTGCTCTAAGTGTAGCAATAACATTATCAAGGGTGGATCGCACTAACCCATATTCCTGGGGTGAGAGTCCTGCTGTACCTCTGATGGTACCAATTGTAATTAGTGTATTAGTAGGTACAAATTCTGCTAATAATAAATAATCTAATCGTTCTTGTGGAGTCATGAGAAGAACCTTCTTAATGTGTTCCAACTAGGATCATTACGCCATGCAGTAGTAGTAAATTTACCACCAATAAGAGATGCATTCATAATACCACCACGAGTATGTTGAAGACCCATATTGTGCCCAAGTTCATGAGCATAGAGTCTTGCCCAGATATTGATAACATCTTTAGGCTTATATGATCGTTCAAACTTTGCCCAAATACGTGTATTGCAATTTGGTCGACTAGGAACAGTTGCAAGACCGATTGGACCACGCAATGATGTATAAGAAATCAAAGTATGGTACTGTCCTGGTCGTTTGGACCATGACATATGAAGACCAACGTCAAGATATGCAGCAATAACAATTGGGAAGATAGTTCTTGCTGGAACCCAAGCAGGTAGGTTTCTTTCATCATGTTGCATTACAAAATGATGATTGGGTCCAAGACCAAAACAGTTCTTAGGCCAAGAACCTGTACCTGTAGGACCAAAATCAGAACAACCACATCGAGGTAAAGATAGTAATTCTCTAGTTGCAGGACCAACGTCCCCATCAACCATATGAGTTCTAAAATGATGCTTAAAAGAAAGTTGTTCTAATGCTTCTGAATGAAACTCTTGATAAGATGCAATCGCTGTAACAACTGATTCATCTTTCAGAGATAACTTTGCTAATTCAGTTACAGTACGATCATCATTACGAAAATGACCATACTTATAAAGTAATTGAATTAGTTTTCGATCCGATACAGCAACCATTATATTCTGCCCATATAAATGACGATAGGGGTTTCGCTATATTATTATACAGCGAAACCCCTATAAAGTCAAATTAATTTGCAGACAAAACGGGCAGTGGTTATATGAGCAGATTATAGCCGTTTGAAAATATGCCAAACATGACGACCCATAACTACAGAGTCAATGTGTTCTTTTTTCATAAAACTATCAATATCATGTCCTGTTCCATATATTTCAATTTGAATATCATCTGTAGGAGTCGCATAAGGATGCTGAATCCATAAACAAAGATTACCTGTTGGATCTTCTCCTGCTTTAAGAATCTTTGCTCCACTTGGTACACCTTTTAAGATTTGATATTGTTTTAATTGTATTTGATATTTATAGATTACTTCAATCATAATGATTTCCTAAAGTTTGTTGTTTTTCATACTACGCATAAATTCTGCCATGTCCATACCCTTCTCTTCATCGGTCATCTTTGCTTTGTTACCTGGTTTAATGTCAATACCAAATGTACTTAGCAGAGCAAAACAAGCAGTAAGATTATCGAAGTATTCATTATCTACTTGTGATGTTTTCTCAGACCAAATGATCTTATTCTTTGTTGTTCTTTTACCAATCTCCAATTTAGGGTACTCTGAATTGCAATGATCTGCAATTGGTTTATGATTTGAAATGTGATCTGGACGAAACATTGATAAGCTACCTTTTAAGCCCATCTTTGCATTCCATGCTTTATGTACTTCTGTCTTAAACAGATTGGTATCATATCTAAAGTAGTCCATAGTTCTGTCTTTTTGTGGTTCAATGACAGCATTATGAAATACTTTAGCACCTTGAGGCCAATTTCTCTTATGAAGAAGTTCTTCATCAGGGCCAACAAATGTACCCCAACAAGGTAAAATCAAACCAGGACTACCAGCATCACGAATAGCATTGATTGCATAATTTTCTTCAAATTTAGCATCAATACCAATTATAGATAAGTGAACATCAATGTGATCTTCCCGTTTGTATGGTCTCTGGATGAGAGTCTGTAATAGGTCTTTGAGTCCTAGATAGATTGCATCACGATAGTCTCCTACATTATAAACTGATCGAAGTGATACTCGAATGTTACGTTTACTGAATATACCAAACTGTTGTGGATGTGTTCCATAATCAATTAGATATGGTAGAAATGGATCTTCACTAGCGACAACAGTGTAGGTTAAAAAGTCTTGATTAACGTCAATGTGAGCTACGATTCTCTTTGTAGCTTGAACAATATGTCGTTTCTCAAGAACATTGATCTTGGTTAGAATTTGTGCTTCTGTAGCATGAATTGTTTGACCTTCATCATACAAACCATATTCAGTATTGCATTGACATTCATACTCAAAATCTTCTTCACCATCATCAAGAATAATGTTGTAAGCATGTTGAAGTGGAGAGACTTCTAATTGAGGGTCTTCTTCCCAACCATAAGCCCATTCCCATGATACTTCTGAACCTCTATGTAAGTCTTCATAATTATCAATTACAAACTGTTTTGCTGCTTCTGCTGCTTTTGTACGACTACCTAGAACAGAACGATCATAATCAAGATAGATGTTAGCATACTCTGTTAACCATCTTTCATGTTGATCAGGACGTTTAACAAGCATTTGATACTTGATAATGTCCCAACTATGTTCGTTCTTTTCAAAGTGAAACGCTACGTCACCATGAGCAACAGGAGTAATCGACATAATAGCCGATGCTCTTTTACTATGTGATCCTCCACGTAATGCATCACGTTTAATTTCTGAAACAATTCTACCTACATCTTTCGGACTCTTAGCTTCTGCATGAGTTTGAGGATCATCAAGAATATACAAAGTAGGACGATATACCTTACCAGCATTTGGTCCTACTTTAACTTTATGAATCAAACCTTTAAGATTACTTAATGGCCTGACTTCAATAAACCTACCAGATGATTCTTCACCAGGAATGTTCGGAAAGCGAATCTTACCAGCTTCAAACTTGATGTAAGTTTTATCTCCATCATAAGTTTGATATCTAGCTCTCATCGCATTATCATCAAGCTGTCGGAAGCAGCTGATTGTTCCTGGGAAGAGGTCCAGTAATACATCGTTACTCATTAACTCTGTCTTAATACTATCGATAATCTCGACACCTTTAGACAAGTTACTACAAACAATAACGATGTAATCTTGAAGACCACAAAGTCCTGCAAACAATGCTTCATTAGTTAGTCGAGTGGTTTTAGTGTAACCACGAGGTTCAAGTTTCAGAAGTCTACCACCTTCATGAAACACCTTTTGACTAAACTTAATCGAATTGATTTGTGGAGGACCAAATGGTTTCTTACCAGTTGAGTAAGGAAATACCTCTGCGTGCATTTTAACAAAGTCATGCAAATAAGCATGTCTCAGTTCTAATAACTCTGGAGTGAGTTCAGGTGCTTTTCCTACTTCATTCGTCTCATCCTTCTGTCGCTTTAGTCTACGTTTACGACTATTGATACTTACCTGATGGATATATTCAGCAGATGAAATACCTTCTGGTTCGTAAAATTCTCCAGAGTAATCAGTGCTCATACTTTTCCTAACATAAATAATTTTTCGAAAGTTGTATTATTATCTCTGTTAGATGTAAAGTCTAGTTTAGTTTTAATTGTATAAACACAACTAAAATCATTAGGTGCATTATATTCAGAAACCAAAACTAATACTCCTTTATTTGCTTGTATTCTACACCATTCCCAAAAATGTGTGCTATTAAATTTTGGAGCATCGTAGACAGAAGTTACACCTTCATAAGGAGGATCGCAGTAGATTGCATCACCGTATTTCAAATTAAGGGTATCATATGATCTTGCGGTAAACTTTACGCCTTTACACATTTTAAGTTTAGCGTATATACTGTTTTTAGCTTGTAAAGCAAAATTCCTGTCACCTCCTCTTGCATATCCTTGGAAGTATTTAGCTCCAAATGAACAAGCAAAACCACAGAATCCATTTAAAGGGTTTTCTTTAGGAAGCTCCTTTGCTTTAATGTAATCATCTTCAGTAATTATATCTGGTGGTTCCCATCCATTTATAATTGATTGATACAATGAAATTAAGGCAATAGATACATCAGAAGCTTCTCTAACTGATAGTAAAGAAGTCATCCATAATCCACCACAAAAAGGTTCATATAATATCTTCTTTGAAGTATAAAGATTAACAACAGAGGATAATTCTTTATTAATTCTTGCTTTGCCACCTAAATATCTCATTATAGTATATCCTTCAAAGGTGTGGAGATTCGATCATCAAGTTTGAAGATGTATTTCTTTCTACCAGGACCAGCAGATGAAGCTATCTTATCAACATGAACTAGATTCAATTCTCTCAAGTCATCAATTTCTTCACTCAAAGTAGTCTTTGGAATATTGAGTTGATGTTCAAGAGTTTCAAAATCTATATTTCTATTCTCACTTAGATAACTACAAATCTTAAATCGAGTTGATCGAGGATTAATAGTATCTCGTAGAATCTTTGCAATGATATAGAAAATACTGTTATCTGGTTTATTCATACCAAATACAGCACCAAGTGATAATGTTGCAGTAACCATTTGACCAATCAAACGAGTTGGAAGTTCTGAAACAGGAGGAGACATAACTTTACGCTTAAAGTCACGGTCAACTTGAGTACGCATTAAAGCAGTTAATTTACAAGACTCAATCAATATCTCTTGGAAATCTTCTGGAATGTAGGTATCGAGTGTACGTTCTCTAAGATGATTGATCCAACCTTTCATTGAAGACATAATTGCTTCCTCTGGATCTTTCTTTGCACCCATAGCAACTTCGATTGATCTTTGAAGCATCTTCTTATTGATTGCTTCTTTATCAGCTTCTGTCATATCAAGTTCAAGTGATAGAAATCTTTCACCTAAAAATGACTGGTCAGCACGTCGAAGAACTTGAGTACCACAAATAATAATTGTTGATTTAATATTTGTGTATTGGTAACTTCTACGATTACGATATTGAGCAGAAGCGTCCTTATCATAAAAGTCTCGAAGCTCAGCCATAATCTTCTCAATGTTAGGTTGACGTAATAAAGCATCAGCATCCTTAACAAAGAGAGTACGATTAGCAATTAATGGAACCATACCAGGGTCATCTGCATTATCATCTGCATGTCCTGAAAATAATCCAGTAAATGTTGATCGAGAAATAACATGGTCAGAAGCACTTACAGCTTTAGCAATACGAGTTTTACCACAACCAGGAGGTCCAATGATCTTAAACCATAACTGTTCACCAGGAATCTTTATGGAGTAAATAGACGCCATAACTGCCGCCAATGCCGCTCTAGTATCCGACGTCGTATGGAACGCGGTTTCGAAGCTATCAAGAGCTTTATCATAACTATCACAAGTATAATCTTCAATGACATGCTGAGTTGATATCTTCGTCGTACCAGGAACATTAATGTCGGTGATATACTTCTGTAGCTCTTTATGAGAACTACGACCATGCTCAATAAAATGATCCCTAAGATCGAAACCTTTAGGCTTGTCAGCAGGCCAGACAACTCTCTTAATCGACTTTGGTTGAATTGCTGATTCAGAGAAGGTTTTAATGGTTCGTTCAAATCCCTTCTCACCAGCTTCGTCATTGTCAAAGATGAGGACAACATCTTTCTCTTTGACAACTGCACACCAAGTCTCTTTGAATGAGTTTGCTCCTGGAATACCAATAGGAGTAATAGGTTCATTATTGCCAAGTATAGCAGTAGCTGCACACTTGTCCCATTGACCCTCACATAACCAAATTGTTGATTCAGTTGTTTCATCCCAATTATAAAGTGTTTGACCTAAACCAGGAGTACCCATCAATCGATACTCTGGACCTATTTTGTAGAGATTATTAATGTCTCCATTTTTATAAGTAGGAAGTACGATTGTAGCATTGAATCGATTGTACTTGAAGTCGGAGAGTGCTCTCTGGGGTAGACCGCGGATCTTAGCTAGGTCTCCAATGTCTTGGATTGATTGCTTGTAAATGAATCGAATAAGATCATAAACATTACCTTTCTCACCACAAACTTTACAACCGAATCTAGAATCTTCAAAGAAATGAAAGTGATTCTCTTTCATACAAAATGGACAAGTAGACTCAAATAGCTTCTCTCCATCTGGTTTACGCTTCTCAATTACTTCGAAGCCAACATGAAAATCAAAGGGTGTCATTTGGGTCCTGTTGTGGTTTAATTTCTGATTGAAGAATTGATACAGCTTCCTTCAAAACATCAAGTTCATGTTCTGTTTCAATTGCTGCTGCTGCTGGAATGTATAGTTCAAGAGCTTTTATAATAGCTCGTCTGTGTTCATCGGTCATGCTTTTCTAGCCTCATCAATAATAGCTTGAGCTATCGGTCCTATACCAGATATAATCTTTTTATCTAACTGGTCAGATGGATTTATAAGTTCCATTCTTTCTAGTTCCATTTGAGTAGAACAAAACCACATAACTTTAGCAAGATGATCTTCTGACTTATCACCTTCCTTATAAAGAATCATATGGCGAATAGTATGTTCAAGTCTTTCTTCTTGATATTCTTTATCATGAACACCTTTTTTCCAATTATCTTTACCATATCTTAAACCTTCAACAAAGATTGCTCCAAGACGAAACAATGAATGAAATGGAATAAGAATCAATCCAGTGTTTAATTTATCTGACTTTGCTTTGTTCACTTCTGACTTTCTATCAGGTAAAAGTTGTGAAGCTAATAATGGTTGAATTTTTGTTTTATTTTGTTTGAGTTCAAGTACACGTTTATGAATACAATCTGCACAAATATAATTATTGTCGTTTCTATCTGGGTTTTCTTGTAAACAATCATTACACATACTCATTCCGTTTCTCCTACTTTAAGATATATTGATTTCTCTCCTTCTGGAATAATTGTTAAATAAATTCCTTCTGGATAATTGTTAGCTGGTTTACCTGTTACACCAATCACTTTTCCCTGGGGAAGTAGTTTACCGATATAATCCTCTGCTTGTTCCCATGTAAGTGATTCAGTTGGTGGGAGTGTTAGTGTCATTCTCTGCCGCTTCCTTCAAGATATGTTTAGTACGTTTTAGATCAATTTCTAAACCAGTTTCAATGTAATCAATTAACAATGAATTGATTGCACGTTCATGAACTTTACAAGCATCAACTATTGAATTGAATAATTCACCATCTATACGGAGTGTGATCATTTTATTCTTGGCTTTAGGGTCAACTTTGATAGGTAATCTACCAGGATGCTTCTTCTTCTTCATTTTCTTCCTCTTCTGGTCCATTAACAGAAATACAATCAACATTCATAGGTAAAAGAAGTTTGATAGATAAAGCTTCTTCATGACGTAACATTTGTGCTTGTTCTTCTTTATCTACCCATAACGCATATCCTCTTGCTGTTAATGCGTGATAGTATTGTTGTGTATCGTGACGAAAGAGATAAAATAGTTCAGCCATTATTTTGTTACTCGCTTGTAAGTTAATTCATCTGATTCACGAACTTCGACTGCACCTTTTCTGGGAGTAGGTAGTCTGTGTATTAGTGCAAGTCCTCCTACCCAATTACCATTAGCATATGTTCCTGTACAAAAGTCAAGGTCAACAAAATGTGTGTAAGGGTCATCATTGAAAGGAAAGTCAAGTATCGCACTTCTACTTGGGTAATACCAAGAGTCATGAACAAGAATAATTTGTTCTACTTTAGGAGTGAATGATAAAGATTGCCCTAAATCTGATTGTACTCCTTTATACATATGGTCTCCATCAATTAGAATGAAACTAACTGGAGATTTAGCTGACTCAATAGCAATAGGTAATTGTTCTCTGCTCTTACCTGTAAACCATTCTACTCCCTTAAAATCAGGATGAGTTTTATCAATTGATTTATGGTCAAGATCGACTGATATTACTTCCTTAAAATGCTTATTAAGTTGACGTAGAAAGCCTCCAGTGTAGCAACCGATTTCAATTGCCGCTGATGCAACAGGAAGCCTCTTCATAAGAAGTAGAATGCTTGCTCTCTCATGTGGACTCATTTGCCAACAAACAGAGTAGTCATAAATGTCATCGAGAATGGTCATAATTCTTTTATTAAATCGAGAGGGTGATGTTTTGGTTCAGGATATAATTGATGATGAAGTGTTCCATCATAATCATAAGCATCGTCTTTTTCGCTCCAATACAATCGGTTAATGAAAGAGACTATTGTTCTTGTTGTTAAGTTATCACGACATTGATATTTCCTTCCTACTTGTAGTTGGATTTTTGGAGGGTCTGGTAGCATCCAGTGCGATACTATTACTTCTTCTTCATCAATTGTCCAATCATCTATTTCTTCTGGGTCTGATGAATGACTTCTGATGCATTCTTTCCATTTACCTTGAATAAAAGCACCTGTACTACAGTAGGGTTCTAGACCTAAATACTTTGGTTTTGACACCCATATAATTAGAGTGCGATATTCTGGAGGTGGTGTTGTTGCAGGAATCCATTTCATGATTTATGCCTTAGTAGGTGTAAACAAAGTAGTAGTAAGGCTCCTTCAAATAACACTTCTTCATCAGCTTGAACATTATTAGCTAAATGCAATCCTTTAATAGTGTCATAAGCTTTACGAAAATGATAATCATTATTTACAAGGTAGCGAATACACTCAGTTTTATGATAAACAAGAAGTGTATTCAGTTGTTGAGATTCATTAAATGTAAGCTTTTCTCGCTCCTTCATCAGTAATTGAAGTTGAATCATTCTTCATAAGTCCTTGTTTGCCTTAAACACCAATGTTGCCAACGAGTAATTTGTTGGCATGTAGTGACTGATCTTTCTTGTTCAGGTGCAGCTCTGCCCTCAAAGTAAACAAGAATAGGTTCGATAGAAAGCTTATCATTTACCTTTTTCTTTACACCTAACATAGATGGAAAGCGTATTTGATTTGCTGATCCATCTGAATAAAGGAAGATTGCTTTCAAAGTAGTTTCTCCAGAAACTTTTCCCAATCGTACTGTGTCATTGAAGATGGCTTTTCGATTAGCTCCTCTACTCCTTGCTTGAAATAGTAATCGTATTGCCTATTATTTTCTTGTGTAGTCTCTGCCTCATCATAACAAAACATCTCAAAAGCTTTTGTGTCACATACAACCATGGTCATGATCTTTTTAATTAAAGAGAACTCTGTTTCATTAAAATTTTTCATGATAGTTTACTTAGAAATTCCTTCCATTCTCTTTCTGTCATTTAGGAGGGTTTATCAAAATCATTGATATGTATAATTTCTTTTAACATAGATATTTCCATTCTACTAAATTTCTTAGCATGAAGTACATAGTCTTCAAATGCCTCACAAGCAACAGGTACTACTTGTTTTACTATTTCGTACATTGCGTTAGCATACATACGAATTTCGTATTGAGCATGAGAATCCATTCTGAGTCTAAGGAAGTTGAAGATGTTATGCAGATCACACTTCCAATAGGCTTCGGTATAGGTAGATAATGGCAAGTCTTTTCGGGCTTGTTCCTTAGCGACACCGGCTTTTAATCTCCATTGATATGTTCTCCATGCTTGTTCATGAAATTCTTTTTCATCAGCAGATAATGCTTCTCCTGTAGACATACCAGCCTCTTCTGGTCCAGTTATCTCTAAGAATCCACTACTACCTTGTTTGTTGTCTGTGGCTTGCAGCCTCCATTCCTGGGGGGAGGTAGTTTGTTGACTATCTATTGCTTCTGTGTATCGAGTAGAATACTCATTAACATTAGCTGTTCTGTGTCTAATCCATTGACGCCAACAATCCATTGGAACACGTACTAGGAACTTTAACTCAATCATTTCAAATGGAGTTGTGTGAGAATGGTTGAGTAGATAACGAATTAGGGAACGGTCTTTATCAGAGACTGTATTGGTACAGTAACAATCATAAACTCGATCTTCTGTATCTTCTAATTGACCTGATCCTCCACAAGCAGCACAATTTTCTTTCGCTCTGCTGTAGATACTTTCCCTCTCATCTTTTCCGTAACTTACTCTTGCTGCTTGAACAATGGAAGAGTCGTCTCCCATAGCATCGACAAGACAAATGAATCCGTCATTAAGGACGGGGTATTTCTTCCAACGTAGTGTGTCAATAGAGGTCATATTAGTGTGATTAAGTAAATGCCTAGAAAATAGATACAACCTACAAACAATATGAAGAAGAAGTTATTACGTACTTTTCTTCGATATGCTTTAAGGGCACAAGCTGGACAACGTACTCCTTCTGAATAGTTGTAAACAAAAGTTGTTGGTTTACCACATGAATTACAAGTAATCCATATATCAGAATGGACAATCGGTTTCATTATAAATCACATCGTAAGATGCCTCACAAGTAGGAAGATATTGTAAACCAGCAAGCTCAATTGAGTGTTTAAGTGATTGTACAAGTTTGTCTGAGAATTGATCTACATCAACTTCAAATACAATACTATCATGTACTTGTTGAATCATTTGACAACCTGTACGAATGTAATCAGGATTGTGTTTACAATTGATCATTGCTTCTCCAACAATCCAACCAGCAGTACCTTGAATCTTATAGTTACATGCTTTGAACGGATCGTCAGGAGGAACATCAAGTTTGTAACCACCAATACAAGTTACATGAGGCCAAGAATCGCGTTCAAAGTTATCCCACATTTCCTGAATGATACTTGATGTGTAAGCAGGTACTTCTGGAAATCTAGCAGCAACTTTCTTGTAAGCACCTTTTACATGGTATGTTTCATCTGCTTTTCTTTCAGTAGCACCATAGATGATTGCAAAGTTACCATTCTTAACCCATTGATAGTAAGTATTCTTGTAGAGCTTCTTAAATTCTTGCTTGGTACGAACACAGTGTTCCCATTCTTCTGGGTAGAGTATCTTGGCTACTTCATTGTGTACTGATCCACTGGTATCAAATATCTCAACAAGTTCTTTACTACCAACTTGATAAACCCAAATACGCATCTCGATGTTTACCAAGTCAAAGTCAATCCATATCTTACCCTTTCCAGGACCAAAGAGATAACGTAGACGCTTATCAATGTTTTGTAGATTTGGATCACGATATGCTTGACGAGTCTCTCGTGTACCTGTAATAAATACAGAAGCACGAATACGACCATCAGGACAAGTCCACTTCAAATAAGAATTGAGATAACCAATTTGGGTATCAGCAATTGAATAATTCTTATAGTGTTGAAGTGCAGGAGTATTTGGATTGGCTTCGATTAACTCATTAATAACTTCCTTTGCAAGAGAAGGTTCACCTTTAGATTCAGTAAGTTTAGTAGGAGTTAATCCGAGGATATCAAATAGAAACTTAGACAAGTGAGCAGGTTTATTAGGATCGAACTCACCCTCAAGTTTAACTTCATGTTTCATCTGATCAATAAGTGCTTCCTTACGATCAGATAGATATTGAATTTCATCTGAGATATCTTCATGGTAACAATTGTAACCAACACACTCCATATCAAATGCAATTTGAAGTAATTGTCTACGAACCTGATATTGATGTGTAAGATCATGATTGATTAATGAGTCATAGAAGATTGACCATAATCCCCATGTACGTTCAACGTCACTTAAACCATATTCAATACATTCATCAATTGCTACCCAATAATCCATCTTCCAGAACTGAACACGCTGCCCTGATATTCCTGGGAAGGAGGGATGACCTGCTCTGGCAACATCCCATCCTTCTCTACGCCTTTGTTCTCGAATCTCCCTTACTGCTGCTTCTAGTTTCTGTTCATCTTCATTATAGTAGTCCATATACTTAAATGCAAGATACTTAAGTTTATGACTTTCACCAGATGAAAGACAATGATGTGCTAGAATTGTATCCTCTGTCTTTCTCCATAAATGATCGATCTTAATACCAATTGATTGAAGCATATGAATATCAAACTTAGCATTATGATACACAAGAACAGATGCATCATCAAGCATTGTTTGAATTTCAGCTAGATCATCAGGATTCCATTGAACGTCTCTACGATCAAATGGATTCACCTTACCAATAAAGTGATAGTTGTTTTTACCATCACATGCTTGAAACATAAATGGACGACAACCATGCCATCTATCAGTTCCAGTTGTTTCGGTATCGATTGCAAGAATCATTTGTCCCACCAACTTGGTTTAGGTACAAGAACTAGCCCACGAGATAGTATTTCACGTACCATTGAATTAGGTCTCCATCCTGGTTTCCATGGACCTAACTGAGTTACTACTTCTAACCAAACGTATCCTTCTTGTGGTTTAGTTTGACCTATTGCTTTACGTTCAAGTAGTTTCATTCTTTAACTCCTCAATTTTAAGTAAAGCGTTATGGAGTTGAGAACGAAGCAATGTATTCTCTGCTTTAAGCTCCTTCTGTGCTTCAAAGTATTCATTGCTTCGCTTCTCAAGAAGTGTTTTAAGTCTTTGAATATCTTTTATAGCATTCTCATACTTTTGTTCGAGGGTCATTAGTTTTGTCCTGATGCATTAAATGGATTATATGTTCCCATCATTTTCATCATGTTCTTATGAATAGTAACTGCTGTGTCCCTTGAATAACCAAGAACAGAATCAATAAGTTTTGATTCTAAACAAACCTTTTTAGCAGCATACCACGTAGTATATTCTGCTTCATTTTTTGTTATAATCAGATTGAGTCTACCAAACTTAATTGGAAATGATTTGTTGTCTGATAACTCAACCAGTTTATCTACTGTTTCTTGATCAGTAAATATAACTAAATCCACATCTGATTCAGGTGAGGGGTTGCCATAGATTTGGCTACCTGTCAGAAAAGCTCTCATGGGACTACCTCTAATTGGAGAAGATCTGTTTCGCTTTCTACTTCACGAAGATAACGAATAAGTGTTGCTGCTCTTGTCCGATCAATGAACGCCATTGATTCAGAAGGATCGGTTATCCATAATGGAGTACCTGATGGATCAAGTCCAAACAGGTACATTTTCCTGGGGAGGAGATAGGTGATATGTATTACTTCATCCATGATTTGATAGTAACTTGACTGTGATTATTGGTAAACAAAACATTGTTACGAGACAAGCAATACCAAAGAGATTGTAAAGTGTTTCAAGTTCGAACATGATAACCTCAATTAGAGTGTGACCAACAAGGATTACCAGCAGAGTCACGATAGACCACTGTGACACCTATAAATCCATAGGTTTCTTGTCGAGGTTGATTCTTGATTGCTCCTTCACGGATCCAAAAGCGAAATGCTCTCTTACAAGCATTTGCATAAGAGCGAGCATCATAAGTTGAGAATTTACGACCACGATAGATTACTGTAAACATGAGAGATTCCTTAGAGAGAAAGAGAAAACATTGCTTCTGGTAGGGATTCGCACCCTACATGATACTAGACCGATGTTCGTATCAGCATATAACGACATTTATCCACTTGTGTCTACCTATTCCACCACAGAAGCACAGATCAATTATTCACAAGCTGGACAATTATCTTGAATAATCATCAACTTTGTTTGTGCTGATCCGGCACAAGAAACAGAAGCAGACCGAGCTGATACTCGATTTGCACGACGTTCTTGCATACGAGCAAAAAGACTTCGTACAGGAGTACGTCGAACCTTTACATCAAGGCTTCCTGAACAAGAAGCAACCGCTGCTCCTGCACAAGAAGCTACTGCACTACCAGCACAGGAGGCATAGTTTCCGGCTGTTGCACCTTGAGGCAGACAAACTGCTAAGAGGAACAAAGCTACCAAACTAAACATTGCAATACGCATACTAACATTTCCTTAAAAGGAGGGAACTAACGTCGCCAACGAAACAATCGTGAGCGATAAGGCACTGAACGAGTTGATCGACTACGAGACGACCAATGAGCATTATCATGAGCATTCAACATTTGTTGGTAGGTCATACCAGCAGTTGAAATACCATGATGTTGTTGAAGGTGAGTTTTAATGTCACCTGGGTAACTCCAATGACCAGGAGGGTTCCCAGCAAAGGCAGTTGGAGAAAGAAGCAGTAAAGCTACAAAGAGCTATTGATTCATAGTTGTTATTCCTTGAGTTAGAGTAGATTATTGGAAATTGGCTTTTCTGTTGGACCATGACCTCCTTCAGCTATTACACCTTTGCTGAAATCGGGAACATTCATTACTGGACGATCATTAATAATTGTTAATCTATTAATATCTAACCAACAACCTTCTTGTTTTTTTCCATCTTTATCTACAGGTGGAGTTAATATAGCTTGAATACATCCATAAAGATCAAAACAGATTGAGGCGATAACACCTTCAAATCCTGTAACTTTATCACGTGCTGTTTTTCCTAATAATTCTAAATGTTTAATTTGCATTTCTTGTTCTTTGTTTTGCTTTAATTAGAGAAATAAAAGAGGCTTCTCACCTCATTGAAGTTTTACGATACTCTAAACGTTTTGAGTGACAAAGATAACTTCGTTCAGAATCGCTGGATTTGGTTCACGAGTTATCGAGGTTCACCAGTCAACACCCCGCCATTGATTCAGCACTCAAATACGAACTAAAGAAGCTCTACCTTATCACCAGGAACACCTTCACGAACTCGACCAGTATCAACTTGTTCCAAGTCATACTGATTGATATCCTTCTTGAAATCCTTGATGATATGCTTCTTACCCATGTACATTGCATAATCAGCGTTTGGGTCTTCAACGACTGCTTCTGCTGGCTTACGAGGAGTTTCAGCAGTAGGAGCATTAGGATTCTCTTCTTCGTACTTGATAGCACGAACACGCTTACCAGAAGCATTACCACTCCAATTGTCTTTCACAACTGAGTAGTTAACTCGCTTTGGTCCATTGCCGGTGAAATGCTCAACAATCTCATTTAGGTCTTGGAAGTTCTCACGAACTGAACGTGGTAGACCCATATTCTCCAAGTCATCCAAACATCGAGCAAATGCTTCTTCTTCTGTTTGCTTTTCAGAAGAAGCAATGAACCAAGTTAAACCTGGACCTTTCAAACTCTTGCCTTGGTATTCGTCTGGAGTCTCAACCTCCAAACTTGCTCGAACCAAAAGCTTTCCACCTGTACCATCTGGTTTCTCAGGAGTTTCTGCAAACTCCAAATCAGCGATCACAGCAACGCCTGCTGTATCCATCGGCAATGGACAACCTGTAAGCATTGACTCTTGCTTACGGGCCTTATCCAGAGCACTTCCTGGACGAAGGTTCTTCTCGATGAACTTGTTGAACTTTGCCGATACTGCTTGCTTAGCCATTGTCTAAATTCCAATTAAAGGAGGTTTTCTTGAACTACTGAGGGTAACTTACTAACAAATCGGTTGTATGCTTCTTCTGCTGATTCTCCAAGAGAGATATAAGGAGGGAGTTTTAATAGATTCTTAGCTGAATGGCTAAGATGCTTACAAGTGTACATAATTCGATCTGAATCTTCAAGAACATCAGCTTGAACTTTAGCTTCTGTTACTTTCTTCTTCCATTCTTTTGTTGCTACAACTTCTGCATCAAGAGTCATGAAGAGAACAGCAGCAGCCCATTTCACTAATACAGCACGCGACCATTTCTCCATATCGAGTACTTTGGTTTTGTAATCATGACCATTAACATTCTTAGCATCCTCAATTCGAGCATGACCAATAAGTAAGGTATGGATACCTCGATTGTTAAGAAGTGTAAGACGATTACACAACTCATTACAGTAATCAGGCATATGTTGTCTGTCTCCTTCTGAAAAGGATGCATATGCTTGTTCTGGATTATTATATTCCTTATATCGAGTACGAAGAATATCTTGCTTGAAGATATCTGATAAACCAGATACACTATCAATAACAATTGTTGAACACTTTGGTAGATCAACCAAGTTCTTCAAGAGTTGATTGTAGCTAGTGATATTGATGTTTGTGCATCCATCTGGAATATCACTAACCATTTCTAAATTTTCATAACCATGTTCATTTCCAATAGAGAAACAATAGAGGGGTTTGGGAAATTGGAGACAAAAGGAAGTTTTACCTACACCTTCATCACCATATGGAAGTAATGAGAGACCACGGGTCATTGCTTGTCCTTACGAGCTACGCTTTCTTCCTGGGTGAAGTTGGCAGTGTACCGCTTGTTGAGTTTGATCATGTTTGCACTAATCAGTTCATCAATTGGTGCTTCATGAAGTTGACATGTGTAAATGAATACTCTCCAAAGTGAGTGGAATGAGATTGTTAATTCTCTTGTCATGTTTTTACCATAATAAACATGCTTCTTAATAAGAGATACGAATTCTTCTAGTTCTTCTGCAAAAGTGCTCTCAGGTGCTTGTTCAATTCGATCAGGAAGATTGTTGACATTTACATCAACCCAATAAGCTGTGAAGATCATGTACCAAAGTAAGTCTTCTAACTCCTCTTTTAGGTTGTTTGAATCTGTATGAAGTACATACTCTAAGTACTCGGTACATAAACCTAATGCTGCATGACCTAGATTGAACTCAACTTCTGAAAGGGTTCTTGCTGGTGCTGCCTTAGACAACACAAAATCTTGATACTGTTTGAACACTACAAATCCTCTAATTCTGAAAACATTGATGGAACAGGCACAAGGTCTGACAATTCTTCTTCACCGATTAAATGCTTATAGTAGTCGCATTCAAAGTTCTCCGTGTAAGAGCCATTAAACATTCGAGCAGGTGTACGATAAAACAGTGAATTGTAAACTTCTGGATTTTCATGATCGAAACCTGGTTGTGTTACATAATCCCAGAAGTCACACATCTGAATTAGAAATGGATCAACTGTTGTTTTCCAATAAAAGTCTTGCTCAGCTTGAGGAAGGTAATAAGGTTGAAGGTTTGAAATCCATAAGTGTTGATTATTTACAACTGGAAACATTTGAGATTGACCACAATCACCTTGTATCAATCGTGTCATGTATTCCTGGGGTGATTCATAGTACTTACGTTGTGGTTTCCATTTTACTGCTTCTGGTATAAGGATAAGATCATACATAATCCATTCAATGTTAAATACTCTACAGTAGATATTCACTTGAAGATCAGTGATTAATTCCTTTCGAGTCTTAACTGGATCAGTATAACCTTTACATTTATGTTCTCCTAGATAACGACCAAAGTCTGGATGATTTGTACCAAGAACATCAAGTTTACCTCGAAGTGTAATTAATCTACCATTTGAAAGTCTACATGCTTCATTAAAGACTACTTCTGTCTCTCGATTGGTTTCTTTTGGGTAGTTAGTCAACTCGAATCGTTGAAGTAAACCTTTAGTAGAGATTTCATATGTTGATGGAGCTTGCGGGTATTCTTTCTTAAGGTAATCGAGCATTTCTACAACAGAGAAGTTTAAGTCTCTTGTTTTAATGTAATGCTCTAATCCTTTATGAAATACATCACCCCAGATTAGATTTGGATGTAATTCTTTAGAATCTTGTAAACCTAGAATTGAATACAAATAGAATCGATATGGACATTGCCTAAACTTTTGGATCATTGATTGGGAAATACCATCAATTTCTGGTCCTTTCCATAGAGTCATGCGGTTTTCCTTAATGATACAGGAAGTGAGGAGTCTACTTGTAATCGACAACCGTTACCATCTTTTGATCGGTAACAAACAATTAGATTTGGATCTAATCGATACATTGAAGCATAATGGACAGTGTGTTCTGATCCATTATAATTAAGTGTTACTGTATTTGAAGTAACAGCTTGGACACTAAGTTGTTTATCGCCTACAATTAGCACCTTGTGAAATGGACGTAGATAGTAAGTTAACATATTTTGAAAGTTCTCGGGCTTGTTGTTTGACAGGCTCCAATTTGTATTCCATTCGAAGAATTGCTACCGGGTGAATTAGTTCCAGTGAGTTTGTGAATAGAGTAATTGGTCCTTTATGGTTAATGGTATGAAATGATTTTGCTACTTGACCAAGATAAACTAAACCATCAAATGAGAATTGGTTTACTAAATCGATGAGTCTGGGTTTACAGAAGTTTCGTTCTTCTTCTGTTGGTTGTCGATTAACAAGTTCTCCTCGAAATCCTTCTTCGGTTGGTCTGCATCCAACGGTGTTTGTGATACAGAAAGAGAAGGGGGCTGTTGTGTGTTCGAATATGCTACGAAGGACGTACCCTGATCGCCCCGTAAAGGGTATTCCTGTGTGATCTTCTTGTGATCCTGGGGCTTCTCCGATGAATAAGATGAAGGGTCGGATGGGAGTATAGTCTGATTCAACTCCGTGTCTGACTCTTCCAAGTCTGTAGAGTACAACATTTCTTCTAGACCCATGCAATCGGCATCGTTTACAATTGAGCCATGAGGCTTGAGAATCTGGATAGATAGGGAGCATATTAATCTTAGGTCCGTACCTGCAAGAAGTTTCTGGAGAACATGAATAGTCATACGGTTACGACCAGACAAGTAATTGAATACATTGGTTGGTTGTAATCCCATCTTCTGAACATAAGAATTCCACGATGGTCCAATTTCTTGGAGTATTAGACTTCTTAGTTCTTCACCTAAACCAGGATCAAGTTGAAATGTTGTATTTGATGCTGGTTCTTGTTCAATAATCATAGTAATCCTTCTAAATCAGAAGTATCAGAATCATAGTCCATACAATTCTCGATATTGAAATTTGACCCTAATCTTTCTAATTCCATTAAAGATTGGTATAGTGGATCAGATGTATTTCTTATTTGATTCATCAATAAACGACGCATTAATGCTGCTGATTCAATGTCAATAATTTCATGTTCTTCATTGTTGTTGTTCATTTTCAATGCTCTCAACTGCATCAATTACTTTAAGAATGTCAGGAAAAGTTGTTGTATAATGATCATTAAATCCAATGATATTATAGAAAACTTTACCTTTATTTGCTTGACCAACAGCACATGAGAGAAGGTAGTAATCCTCTTTTTTCTCTTTACATGAAGGAGTGATTTTATCTAATGCACCTTCCAAACAAAAACATTGTGCTTCAGGTGATTTAGGATCAACTGAATTACCATTTGCTTGGTCTCTTGCTAATGCACCTTGTGTCCAATTAAATTCGTCTTTGAACACTTCACGCAAACGTGTTGATAGTTTCATTTCCAGCTTCCTTGAAAGTGATGAACAGCGAAGGAGTGTTTAGTAGGTAATACTTTCATTGTTCGATGGTTGAAGGGGCAGAATGTTTCCTGGGGAAAGAGAGTGATATTACTTGATTGTAGTACCACTGTGTCATAACCTTCAAGTTTAATAACATTCTTCTTGAGTTGCATGAGTTGAAGTAATCGAGTAAGAAATCGAGTGTTAGGTATCTCTTCAAATCGCTCTAAACAACAATAGTATTCAATCACCATAGATGGAAAAGGTTGCCTAGGTTTAGCACCCATTAAAGCTGTGATCAATACCTTATCATTTACCTCTTGACCAGATACAAAGTCAAACTTACGAAATGATTCTAATGATCGAAGTAGCTCAACATCTGCATCTACAGTGATTCCACCAAATGAACCCATATCAACAAAACGATAAAAGTCTGCAACAAATGCCCATTTCTTTTTATCAATTGCTTGCTTAACAAAGATTGGAAGTGTTAGATCATAGAAGTCAGTATTATCTTCTGTTCTTTCTACTATTTCCCAATCAGGACAAAAGAAATGAAATGAGTCAATACATTTCTTAATTTTGTCTGGTTTAGGTTTACCTCCAAACCAATAATAGAATAATCGTTTAGGAATCAATTGATCAAGGGTATCTATCATGAGAACTGTTCCTTTGCTGCTTTCCAATACTTGTTTTGTGGGAGAAGATCAACCCAAGGATCTTTAATACCAGCATAATGAACGATTACTGGATCACTATGAATTGCTGTTGAAACACATGAATTGAACTTGTGAGAAAGACGAGTACCTTCATTGTTGAGAGTAAGATTGATAATGTCTTGCTCATTACAAGGCCAAGTACGTTTGGACATTGTAAGCCATTTCTCCATTAGATTACGTTTGATAATCTCTGGATTGTTCATTACGAACATTCCACCATTAAAGTATTCATACCAAATTGGTAAATTGATTGCTTTCTTACGTCGATTGGTATAACCTGAATCACGTACTCCACCAAGTAAAGGAACATCTGCTTTCCATAAAGGATCAAGATTCCCAACTACAAGAGTGTCTGAATCTAAGTAGATTGTTTTTTCAGGAACACATTTTGGAATTAACAACTTGAACATTGTATATTCAGTGAATCGTCCTGATACTTTGAATCGTTCAGATACATAATGAATAAAAAGTTCAGAGCCGAGAGAAGCAACCAATGACTCTAAGTTGTACTCCTCTGATTCAGTTAAGGGCTTTGTCAACAAATGAAAGGTATGATTTCCTGGATTGTGGTAACAAAGTGATCGAATCTGAATTGGAAGATATTGGAGCCAATTTGGTGAGGTACAGTAAGTGAAGTTCATTTATTTCTTCCAGAAATCCTCAGGTTCATCTTCTTCGTCAATCATACCTAAGTCAAGTTTGATATGTTCTTTAATACCTTCATTGATAATTTCTGCCGCTTCATCTGCTGTTACACCTACTAGATATTCATAACCTCGATGAGATGTAAGTTTACAAACGTCTCTATCTTCTGGTGTAATCACATCAATTGAAACTGGATCAAACCACTTGTTACCGATCTTGACTAACATAATTATTTCCGATTCTTAAGAGGAACGTAACCTGTTGTTGGTGCAGAAGGTTCATAGATGTTAAGGAGCTTAGCAATAGTATCACATACGCTAGCAATGTTTTCCTGGGAGAGATGGTTCTTAGTTAGGTACACTACTCTCCATCCAAGTAGTAATGCTGCCATTTGTTTGTTGTAGTCTTTGGTCATACCTTCAAGAGAACAGTGACCTGGACCCATACCTTGAACTTCAACTGCAATTAATCTTGATGGCCAAGCAAAGTCAAACTTCCATAACTTAGGCTTTGCAAATTGAACTTGTGTTATGGGTAAATGACGAGGATAGTATTGTGTCCATGATGAGAGAAAAGATCGTTCAAGTTCACTCTCTGTTCCATTTGCATGTACTTTCCTCCTTGAAAATTTCTTCATGGAGCTATGTCCTCTTGATGTCTTGAATTTATTAAATCTTCAAATGCACTAAGGGCTTCATTGTCTGCCCTTTCGATTTGAGTAGTTGTAGATCGAACAGTATCCATTACAGCATTACCAATATACTCCTTTATAACATCTTCTCTTGATGCATCGGTCATAACAAAATCATCTACAATTGTAGACCAGATAGCGTATTTGCCGTCTGGTTGTTTTACTATACGCTTCATGTAGGTTCCTTTATATAATAAACACAAGTTAAAGCTGCAAAAATTGACCAAGTTAACATAATCGGATGGTCTATTGTACCGAATTCTTTGTAATCAAGAATGTATTTGGAAGCACAACAAACATTACTACCAAAGAGAAAATACCACCACCATTTCATTGTAGTTCCTCTATGTTTCGAACGATACCTTCTGCTCTTGGTTTAAGTGGAACATTCTTAACAGACAATGAATCGAATGTTACTCTTGTCCACCAACCAATATAGGAATCTTTTGATTGAAACAATTGTTGGCGAATATACATATTCATTTTAGGACGAACACGAAATGTTACTCCATTCAGTTGACAAATAAAGATTGCAGCACCTTCTTCTCTACCACTAACAGAAGCAACCATATCAATTATTTGACATTCTTCTGTGATTGAGAATTTGTACTTCTGCATGTATGCTGATCGAGTATTGTATTCATACATGAGATTTGGATCACGTACAATAACCCCTTCATACATTGAGAAGTGTTTATGAGCAAGAGTAGGAACTTCATTAAGTTTTGCTGAAAGTGTAGCAACCTTAATTACGTTTGGAGAATTAAAGATGTTAAGTGATTGAAGTATTTTATCTCTTTTAGAGAATGGAATTGATGTGTCTACAAGATCAAATACATGATATTTAATCTTGTGACAATCAAGATGCATTAAATCTCTTTTGATAATCGATAAATGATCCTCAAATGACATTCCATGACAATACAGTTCTCCGTCAAGCGTTATTCCTGGAGGAAGTGATAGTAATGTATTCTTGATGTGAGGTAGACAGTTGATTGGTTCTCCTCGTCGAGAATACATGTTCTGATAAGTTCCGAGACAACGAATACCATCGAGTTTAGCTTGAATCAATACATTTGTTGGAAGTTTGATTGGATTGTAAGTTGAAGCCAACATTGGAAGTGTTGGTAACTTATCAGGAACTTCATAAGTGTAACCTTGATGATTAATCTTGTTTTGTATTCGATACTCCATGTCATCGAATGCTTGTTGAGTTGAGTGATGGTTTACTTTCTCAATTTGTTTCTTACCACTAACTTGACCATGTTCAATCATTACACATTGAACATCAACACAAATAGACCAAGAGAGTAATGCAGTGTTTGTAAGCTTATACAGGGTTGTTGTCATTCGATTTTCTGTAAATTTCTTCAAGAGCTTGTTTGATTATTGATCCATGACATTCAAGAGGACTACACCAACAAGCTAGTTGAATTATATCATAATGAGCATATCTTTTTGCTATGTTATAAAAGGCTTGTTTGAATGTTTCATTTGTCAACATCTGTTGATCAAACCATTGTTTATATTTCTCAATAACTTCTTTTCTTGTTCCATCTTTGTTAAGAATAAAAGGATTGCCTAGAAAGGTTACTCTATCTATTCTTATTGTTGGATATTTTAGAAGACCAGACTTCATATTAGCTATTCTAATCTCAGGCACAGCAATACTCCTCATACAGTTTCAGTAGAACAGAATCACATTGGAAAATGTCATTCTTATCGTAGGTTTGATTGATTAGATATTTGATACCAAAAGGAGTGATTCGATAGAGAGGAAACTCACTGTACCGAGTAACTACAGTAATATGGTCTAGTGTAAAGATTTGATGGTTTCTTATCCTAAAGTTAAGTAATTCAGTTGACCAACCTTCATTTTCACTGTAAGTTTTAGCAAAGAATTGATTGGAGAATAATTCAGCCCCTGGAACATTAACTGAAAGTTTACCCCAAGGTTCATTATTCTTGTGAACTATAATACAAAGGTTTCGAGGGTGATCATATTGTTGAAATTCAAGTTGGAAGTTTCCGAGTGATGGGAACATTATTCTTGTTCTTTCTTTACCCAATAGAGATTCATTGCACAACGTGTTAAAGCTACAAAGTGAAGGTTGATTTCTTGTTCTCTAGCAATTGGATGAGTCATTGCTACAGGAAGTTCAATCGGAGGATTGATAATAATTAGATTTGGTGCTTCTCTACCTTTTGATTTGTGAATGGAACAGAGCTTGAAACCGTCATGATGTTTCTCGAATGTGGATTTGATTAGCTCAACTAATTCAGTCCAGTTTTTGCTATTGTAAAGGAATTCTCTACAATAAGCTGCTTTATCTTCAACAAACTGTTTCCATAAAGGATTCTTAGTACGAAGATTGTAATTCTCCCACATATCTAACTTGGATTTAAGTTTAGTTATGTCTTGAGTAACAAACTGCTTGAAGAATCCTGTAATTTCAGTTGCTAGGTCTTTGTCAACGATTTGACAGGGGATTTTATGTCGATGCAGATACATCGCTGTTCCGATAACTGCTGCATTGGTTCGACTGATAATGAGGGTGGAGCGTGGAGTACATGAGGAAAGGAGGATTGTTGGGAGATCATTGAAATCAATGACTTTCTCCACTCCTGGTCCCTTATTTGGTCCCTCAATAATACCCTTAGGTCGAACAAAGTTTGCTTTCTCCACAATAAAAGGAGGGTTACGAAGTGTCATTTTGAGAGGTAGAATAGCATCAGAAAGATCTGCAATGTTATCATACATTTCTTCTGATGCACCAGCAAAAGCATTGATTGCTTGGTTTCTATCTCCACAGAACACAATGTTCTTGCATAAACGTGCTACAAGTTTGTATGCACAGTTACTAACGTCCTGAGATTCGTCAACAAACCCAATATCATAGATTTGAGTTGCTTTTCTCATACCTAACCAAAGCATGTCATCGAATTCAACCTTTCCATTGATGACAGAACATCGTTCAAGTAAGTCAGCCGATAACTCGTCCCAATTCTCTGGGAGTGGTTGCTCTGACATATCAGGGTACTTGAATTGAATATACTTGAGTGATTCAATCCCTACTTCCATTGCTTCAAGTTTAAGATAATGAACATATTTCTTTAGAGCATACCATTGTTTCTTGGTATCTTTGTCCATATCTCGAAGATTCTTACCAGTGATATTAGAAATCATACTATCTGTTCGATAATAGTCTAATTTCTGATGTTTGAACTTTCGAGTAAGAACTGATGCACCTGCTCCATGAAACGTAAAGCAGGGAGTACCTTTAGGAAGTGAGTATTCAAGATCGTCTCTTGTAGAAGTGTTAAGACTAAAGAAACAACATTTAACATTTGGATCAGGAAACTCATCTTTAAGATAATCAAAGATATCTTTCTGTTCATCTGTTGGATGGATAGTTCCAACCATTTGATCAGTGATGAGTCGGAAACCTTCCTTGAGTGTAAATGATTTACCTGATCCTGGTCCTGCATTAATTAGTGTGATTGACATTTTTCTTCTTGTATCGTTTGCTTGACTTCACAGATTCGACAATCTTCTTTGATACGTTAGATGGTTCTGTTTGAGGGGGTTTTCTTCTGAATGCTTGAGAACCTGTAAGTAATGGATACTTTCGATGTTTGAAGTCAGAAGTAGAAGGAAGGGTTGCTGCTTGAGGATCATCTTCTTCATTCTTAATTTGGGTCATTTTGCTGGCCTTGTGTGAAGGGTTTTGAGAGCTGAGATTGTTTGTTCTACGTGCTTTTGTTCTTTTGTATTGAGTGCATCGTCTCGAACAATTCTAACTTTACGTTCTGCACCAATTGCAATCTTTGATGAATTTCCTTTAATTGATTGCACAACAACTACTATTTGTTGTTCAACATTGCTTGGTGGAACTGTAATAAGAAATGCTTGATCTTCTTTACGTGTTAAAACTAACATTATGACATAATCCTTGTGTTGAGAAGTTCTGTCCCTAAACTAATAAGGAGTTTTGTTCGATGGCGTTCAATCGAATGTGCTTGATCTTTTGTAAGTCCGTGTTTGAAGATTCGTACTTGGAAATCGACACTATCGCGTCTCCTCTTTTCTGGGGTAGGAAGATGTTCATTCCATGCTCTACGGTTGATACCGGTTCCAAGGTAGAAGATTACTCCATCATCTAACCATTCGTATACATAATGTCCAGCTACATAAGAAATCTTAGGGGTTGTTATGTAGCGAAGAAATGGTGAGAGATAGAAGCGGGTCATATCATTCCCATTAAAACCAAAGCTGACTTGAGGGTTTGAGTTTTACATTCAGGACAGAAACCGTTTCTACAATCTGGTTCAAGTTCTTCTGTATAGTCACATTCTCGATTAGTACAAATACATGGAACTAATGAATCATGACCAATTGCCTCCAACATTTCGTATTCATCTTCATAACCTTCAATTTCAGCGAGTACTTGTATTTTCGTCATCGTGAATCTTTTGGATCATATCCATTGAGATAGGAGTTAGGGAAACTTCACCATCGAATCGAATGTAAGCATTGATGTGATCGTTGTGATCAAGAGTTCCTTGCTTAACATCACGATGATTAATGTCATTATTTGCATGAAGTGGAATGAAGGCGACTCGATCACCTTGCTTATATTCTTGAGTGTGATAGATCATTTTGTTTCTTATAGTAGAGGTCGATTGCTGCTTTACATGCTTCGATTGTTGGAAAGTATCCATAAGGCATACAACCGAAACCTAGTTCACCATCACTTCTTATGTAATTTTGACTCCTTTTGTATGATGCGAAGATTCGATTAATAAGTGATGGAATGTATTTGTATTTTTCTTTATTTGTTCCTATAAGAAATCCTTTATAACCTAGTCGATCATTAAATTCAGAGAGTGAATTGTCAGGATAAATATCAGTCATATTTTACCTTAAAAGCAGAGAGGGTATTATAAGCTACTTATAATCAATAAAAACGGGGTTTTCATTATTGCCTGTGTGTCATTGCTTGCGAGGGTTGTATAAGTAGCTTATAATGGTGTGATGATAGGTTAGTAAGTTTT